CTAACATGAGTGATTAATTGAGTCATACTCATACTTACCTTTAATAAATAAAAGTAAACTACACAATGGTAACCTTTCCTTTAATAAGATATTTTGCTTCACCACACCCAATACGTTGAGCAATGCGACCTGCAAGATAAGATTGCATATCAATGCAGCTTCTTGAAGTAACTCATTAGAAACTCGGATCATTTTAGAAGAGAGCTTTTTAGCCCCTAATGTTGCTGAGCCGAAATCAACATCTTCTTCCGTGGTTTGGGTATTTTCACCCAACAGCTCACCTTCTTCCAGCGTACCATCGGATGTCGACCAAATAATGTCTTGACCATTTGAGGTGTTGAGAACTTGGGCAATACTTGCAATACCGCCATAGGCTTTCATCTGCTCAACGACCTTGTTAAGCATTTGAGTTGGCACCGTGAAGCCCCCTTTTTCATCTGGCGCCACACCTTGTGCTCTCGCTTCTTGGTTTAATTCACGTAATGCTTGGCGCTCTTCCGCTGTCAACTCACTCGCACCACAACGTAAAAAGCGATCAAATGCCGCATTACGACGCTCAACTTGTGATTTGTCAGAACCATCAGGCGGGTTATTTCTCTGCTCTTGTTCATTTTCATCAACAAATGACTGGTCTAATGAGCGAAGCTGCTCTTCACGTTCAATCTGAGCCTCCAAGTTTTCAAGCTCTGTTTTCGCTTTATTCCACTCGGTACGCTGTTCTTCCGAGAATATAGTTAGGATCATGGTTGAATAATCCGCGCACATCATCATTAAGTACGTCATAAAATGCCCCCGGCTTAATAATTTCTTTAAATCCATACATCAACTCGGAACGAGAGTCGAAAACAGAGCCCAGCCCAATAATATGGGTTGCTTGATTCTCTTCTCCGGGTTCGGCTCTCACCTCCCCCCATATAGCAGCGAGTTTCTTGATTACTGCTCATCATTATCCCCTTTGGGTTTTTCTGTTTGACTTCCCACAGGCTGAGCAGCGTTAACACTGACTAACATTTCGTCCAGCCCATCAACTGGGTTAAAAGCACGCACTTCATTTCGACTCATCCATCCATCAGAGATGCCGTAATGATAGAACTCAGCGCGCTGTTTCGCGGTGCCACGCAATAAACCCGCAAGGTTAAAGCGAACATAAAATCCCGCCTTTCGTTCTTGTCGCGTAAATAAACGTCGGTTTAATTCCTGCTCCCAATTCACCGTCCAAGGCATAATTGAATGCCGGACAAACTGAATTGCTTGCTCTGAAATATTAGAGAAGGTGGCTTTTTCGAGGTCATTTATCATGTGGGCAGGAACATTAAAGATCCCCGCAATCATTGAACGGTTCAATTTCAGCATATCGATTAGCTGAGCGTCGACAGGGGAAACCGTCAGCGCTTTATAATCAAGCTCAGCGGGTAACAACATCGTTTTATTTTCTTGACTACGTAAAGCCGCCGATGCTTTTTGCCACATTTCCTTTAGCCTGTTCCAGCCGTCTGTTTTTAACTCCCCTTTAACAGAAACAATACCAGCCGGTCTTGCATTCCCGCCGAAAAATGAACTCGTATACTTCTGTCCGCTCATTCCCATACCGATAGTTTCAGCATGCTGAACAATAGGGCTAATACCCATGCGCTGGTTATTCCCCAAAGCGCGAATGTGGATCATGTCATCAGGACTAATGGCAAAATTGCCGAGTTCGTTGTAAACACCGTAGGTATAACGGCCGCCTGTATTCAGTAGGGTTGTTTCCCACGGCATACACGCCTCAAGATTGGTCACTTCCCCTTTACGGTTTCGCACAACCTGTGTGTAGCCATTTCCCCAACCGAGCACATGCCGATGTTTCGTTTCTCGCCATTTATAACTAGTTTGCCATTCGTTAGGTTCATCATGAACGAGGTGAAATAAAGGATGGTCACGCGCAGTTTCAACTTTATTGCCAGATTTACGCATAACATGTAATGGCATTTGAGCAATAGATGAAGAAAGTACGTAAATACACGCATACACTGCGGCAAGCTTCATCGAGGTTTCAGGACTAACATGTACGTCAGCAGTGAAAATTCCATCGGTATCAATAGAGTCTGAGGTAATGGGTACCGATGGGTTTTCAATGCTTGTCAGTCCATCACTACGAAATAACACGTTAAGAAGCACGTTTCCCCCTCATTGCTGCCACTAATGCATAAACCACCAGCACGGAACCGCCGATCATTAATGTATTGGGGAGCCCATAATTTAGATAACAGCCTGCCATCACCGCCCCAAAACCAACTAAGGCAGTGATATCGAGAAATAAATTTTTCATAGGAATAGTAAATCTTCGTCTGGGTTGAGTGAGGAAAGGAAATCACCATCAGAACCACCACCCACCAATTGACGGCTTTTTGCAGTAAACATGGCAACTGGACCATCAATTTTGTTTTCGGGTGTGGATTTGTTGGGGAAGATATTTTCGTTTCTATCCGGTTTTACGGTGACGTTGGACAACATCCAAGCCATCATTGGATTGTGATCGTGATGAAACTTACCTGCATACACATCAGCTTGAACACTTTTCATGGCTTCAGACATGTTCTTAACTGTTTGAGCAACCTCAACTAATGGAACACCTTCTTCCGCTAGTCGGCGTGAAAACTGAACGGCACTCCATGGGTCAAACCCTAATTCACGCACATCATCACCCTCACACCACTTCAGGATGTCATCTTTGATAATGTCATGATCTATCACTTCACCATCGGTTAATTCCAAGTAACCTGCATCAGCCCATTTCCGGTAAAGCTCTGCTATGTGTTTTGGTGCAGTGTCAATGCGATCCTCGGGCAACCAGAACTTGCATTTAATGTGTGTTTTCCCCTGCCCGTCTTCATACATTTTTATCGCTGCAGCGACGTCAATTTTGCTAGCCAAGTCAACGCCAACCCAAACTGGATAATGCTGTAACTCAGCATCAGTGGCGTTAGCTGGGGCAGCCTCCCATTTGCTCATGTCCATCCATACTGACTCAGCATTCACCCACTTATTAAGGTGCTTAGTGAGAAAGTTAGGACGAGCAGCGATTTGCTCTTTCGCCTTCTTGGCCAGACGTCGCATGTCATCGAAACGCTTACAGACACCAAGCCCAGGATTTGTTTTTATCCAAACGGATTCATCAAAATCATCGTCGCCCTCATCGAGGGTATAAATAATGGCAAAGAAAGTGTCATCATCAACAATACCCGTTAGAACTTTAATTGCGTAATCCCGTAACTCGTAACAGATCCCCTCTTTGTTAAAACCCGATGTTGTGATGGCAAATAAAAGCGACTGCAATCGCGCACCTGTTGCTGTTTCAAGAACATCCCACACATCGCGAGTCTTATGAGCATGGAGCTCATCGACTATCCCGCAATGAATATTCAAGCCATCGAGGTTATTTGCATCACTGGAAAGTGGTTCAAATTTAGACGCCGTTCGCTCTTGGTAAATAGCTAGCTTGTTGTAATCAAATAAGCGACCTAGCGTTGCTTTCGCTTTTTTGACCATATTTTTGGCATCTTCAAACACGATACGTGCCTGATCGCGAGTCGTTGCTGCTGAATAAACCTCAGCGCCACCTTCGCCATCAGCCCCGGTCATGTATAAACCGATACCGCTGGAGAGCGTTGATTTAGCATTCTTACGAGCCACTTCATTAAATGCGGTTCGAAAACGACGAACAAAGATGGCATCACCATCATCATCAAGAACTTGTTCACCGGTTAATTCATCAATTAACGGGATCACGAACCCGAAAATATTAATCAAGATAAAGACATGCCACGGCATTAAATCAATCGGCTTTCCAGCCAATGCCCCTTTGACATGCGGGATAAAATCGTAAAAGTCGAGTATGTGCTGTGCGCGATCTTCAATGAAATAGATGTCACGCTCAGGACCATGCTCTAAATCATTTAAAAAACGCTGGCACGCTAAGCGCACCAATTCGCACGCAACAATTTCTCCAGCCACGACCTGCTACGGTTGCCATTCATCATTTGCGCTTTTTCAGAAATGCTTCTAGTGGATCTTCCTGCTCAGGGCCTTTGACACTGACTTTTGTTCTTGCTGAAGGTGTCATGCCAAATTCACTGAGCATAGCTCGGATTCGCTTCCAAACATCGGCTTTCATTGCAGCCGCTGGATGTGCTTTTTTGATAATGTCGCCAGTCATTGACGTGGTGTTGTAGGTATAACCTTCAGTATCGAGCACCTCGCAGTGATGCCGGTACTCAACGTATGCCTCAACTAATAATTCCAGAGCCTTTGCATCTAGTGTGCTCATGACACCCAGTGCATCTAACTCTTCCCCCATTTTCTTGAACCAATACTTACCCCGCTTATCAAAATACTTTGGTGTTTGGGGTACCCCTGACGGCGGTTTTGGTTCCTGCTTATTAATGGGGCGTTTTGATGGGTTCCCCCTCACCAATTGCAGATGTGACGGGGTTTTAGGTGGTCCAGCCATGATAGAAACCTCCTATTAATTAACACTGGGGATCCCCATAAAAAAGTTTTCTAACCTGCGGCGATATCACAAAAGGTAAGGCGGCGGTACTTTAGGGTGAGAGTGGTAGGGATTTGACCCGCCCCTCCCCCTTAAGAGTTGTCGGTCATATGGGATTATTTTCTGGTTCGTTCACTTGCTGTCTTGCTTCTATGGCACAACCAGCACAGTGCTTGCAGGTTGCTATCATCATCGGTACCGCCATGCGCCTTGGGTTTGATGTGGTCCACTGTCTTGGCTTCAGTTGCTCTACCTGACTTCAAGCACTCTTGGCATAGATGCTTATCACGATGCAGAACACGAGCGCGTATCTTATCCCACTTGGAACCATAACCGCGCTCATGCCGACTCTTGCCTTGCTGGTGGTTTTCCCATCCTGTATTCATGTGCTCTTGACAGTAACCACTACGGTCGGTGGTTGTTTTACTACAGCCATGCTTGCGGCAGGCGCGAGGTATGCGAGGAGGCATAATTTTCTCCACAAATAAAAAACCACCAGCAACTAACTGATGATCTAGGTGATATCGATTTCGTTTTTTTAGAATTTACTTATTTAAATTGAATTTGAAAGAAGTCGCTGAGTAATCAGCAACAAAAAATTAATTTTCTATTTTCATAGGTTATCATTCTTATTTAGCATAGGTATTTTCTATCAATTCTTCGAGTTAAAACCCAGCTTTCGTTATCTAATAACCTATTAGTCATATTGTAATAAACCAAAAATATAAAACCAAATGTAATTATAACTTTGGTTTACAATATAAAAAAATTAAATAGCTACTAAAATATCAATTTATTATTATAATGATTAATGTTTCAATGAGTATGTCTATTGATCATAGAGCTTACCTTATGAAGCACGCTTATTTTTCATCTAATTTAAATAGAGAATACAATGGAAAACTTCAATAAAAATGCATTCCCCTTTGCTTTATTCGTCACGATAATCATTCTAATTGTTAACGTAACAAACGTTTTAAAGGATAAGATTTCTTTAAATTCAATAATATTTTTCATGTTTGCACTTATTGTTTTTTTAATCGTTACTCTTGCACAGAAAAATAAAAAATATTATGTTTATATAGTCACTTACAATAAATTAGTGCCATTTTCTGGTGCTATAATAAGCTTACTATGGACTTGTGCTGAAATAACTAACGAATCTAAAGATGTCTCACTTTCTTTAATAATAAATACATTTAAAGATTCACCTATATTATTAACTTTACTTATTGTTTTAACTATAATTTACTCAGCTATTTCTCTTTGTGATAAACTAAAAGAATTATCTAACGAAGTAAAAAAGCGTACATCTGATATATAATTCGCTAACACATCGAATAACAACAAGCAACAAATTTATTTTAATCCAATAAAAATATCCTCAAAAAAGTGAAGTTTTTAATATTTTCTTAAGGCTCTTATTTTTGATGGTCATTCTCATTCAGCCCCTATAACTGGGGGTATTTCCATTTTTTAATCTAAAGGAATTATTGTACTAACTCGTTTAGTTCGTAACTGTTGTAGCATCCTTCAATGCGGACTAAACATTATTTTTATCCCTTTACTCTATTTAAAAGCCCATTAGATAATAGGCTTTATTATTGACTACATTGCTCAATAAAATAACTATATCAAGCAAGTAATTTCAGATTCTTTAACTTAATTTACTTTCTACTATCTTTGATGCTTCTATACTATCTATTTCCGCTTTGATTTCTTGAATATATTTTTCATTGAAACCGCTAAATTTAATAACTCGTTTTGTTACTTTGCTTCCTTCACCCGACGCACCAAAAGTAATACCTTCTTGCTCAGTTTTAAGTCCTACCGTTCCTTTCCCATTAATATCATAATATTCTTCGATTTCAACTTCTTGAGCACACATAATTCGACGAGCAATCGATAACTCTTGCTCTACTTTTGCTTGAGCTAAAAGAGCTTTAGACTCTATTTCAACCCTTTTTGCCTTATCATTCAGCTCATCAATATTAGCTGTTGACTCGCTAATTTCATTACCTGATTTTTCTAAAATTTTACTTATTGCATACCCTGTTGGGCTTATTATAAGTTTTAAAGCTTCAAACGCTGTTGATGTTATTACTCCCGACATCTCTATATTCCTCAATAATAAGTTTATATTCATTATATTGTTTAATTAGTTATTTACTAGATAAAACATTTCGTTGCCATTCAATTTTCCGTATTGCCTCAAGCTGCTCATTCGCCTTTTCTATCGTTCCTAGCAATAATCTGTTCCACAATATAGACGCTTTGAATGATAGGGTTTTACCGTCACTGTCAGGCGGCAATGGCGGTACCACGGAATTAGTTAACGTCGATGGAATTGGAACGCATTGCGCGCTCTCGTAGCTCGTTTGTGTACTCGAACAAGCCATCAGTAACAAGCTGAGGCACAAGAGAATCACAAGAAGACTCTGCTTTGAGTATCGTTTTATATTCAATGATTTTCTCCTGTGCTTTCGCATCAGCTTGAATACCGTTCCGGTATGCTGTTGTTGCTATCTGATTGAAGCGATTGAATTGAAATGACTGACGGGCAATGACTGCACTTTGTTTGATGTTATCTTGCTTTAACTTGTCGTTGTCACTCTTAACTGCAGTGTTGTTATCATAAAGCGTTAATGCCAACCAACTAACAGCAACTAACATTAAAAAAAGCCAAAACGAGTTATCTATCTTCATAAGTTAACCTGCTTGGCTTTATTGTAATTGACCGCACTTTGACAGCGTTTTTCTAAACTCACATTGTCAGTGCCACCGCAGGTGTTGTCTCTGAGTACATATACGCCAGCTGCCAAGAAGATGGGGACCCCGATAATGAAAGCGGATACGCATAAGCAAACTCGCCATGGCATACGGCGTTTTCTATCTCTCTGCGTGTTATCAAGCCTTTCCACTCTTTACCCCCTGCATAAGTCCAGCGTTTAAGTTCATTGCAAGCACCAGCGATATCACCAGCGTTTAGCTTCTTCAGCATCGTAGAACGTGCAAAAGCACCCGTGCCTACGTTGTAAGCAAAGGAATAAATAGTGGCTCGTGTGTTATCGTCGAGATCGACTTTGATTAGCGGGTCTACACCCTTTCTGACTTTATCGAGGTCGCTTTCAAGCAAAGCTAAACATTCTGATTCAGAATAGGTTTTAGTGGGGATGATGTCAGCGCCCGTATGCCCAAAACAAACTGTGGTAACATTCACAACATCTTTATAAGGTTTAGTTTCCATCCCTTCAAAATAAGCAATCATGCTTACAGTTAAAGCAATTAAGCCACCAGCGGCAGCATTCTTGATTTTATTTGGTATTTTTGCCACTAGACTCCCCTTCTCTTAATTTGAATTCTTTCCGCTTGTAGTACCAATTCACCAAAAATGTGGCGACTGTACAGATGATCCCGATGAGCACAGCCCACTGGTCTAACGATAAGGCCCCTGCAGCAGTGGTGATAACTCCAAGAGCATAAGAAAAGGGGCTAGAGTATTTTTCGTGCATACGCATATCCACCCCCTGCGGAGTGTTCCGATGTTTAGTTAATAGAAAGCCACCAGCAATAGCAGCTAGATTTTGGCTATTGGTTTGGTTGGCTGATTAGAATTTTGTGAATTAGAGCGATTGTCAGCTACGCTAATGTGGGATGGAATTCGTGATTTATCACCAATACAGCCCTCAAGTTGCCCGTTGATGTAATAACTAGCCATCCCACCATCAAAGATTAAAGACACGCCTTTGTCAGATAAGGTGATAAGCATTACACTAGAAAAATCCATACGTCCTCCAAGGAATGAATATGAATAAACAAATGTTTGAAGATAAGATTGCTAAGATTGGTGCGGCTAAATTAATGATACAGGCCATTCGGACTGAAGATGATATTGGTGCTGTATTGCGTATTCATCTATTATGCGAGCAGCTATCCGAGGCTTGGATATGTGCAGCCTGCAATGCAGATAATTTTTTTGGTGAAGGTAATTACTCAGTAAAAATTAATTGCAGTGATAAATTCAAGCTTGCTAGAAATTTAGGGATTCCAGACACTCTGTGTAGCGGGCTTAAAATGATTAACGCCATAAGAAATAATTTAGCTCATGGGAGTGGGCATAACTTAATTTCTGATGAATCAATAGATAAACTCGTTAATCTATTAAAGGGATTTCAATTGGAAAACCAGTCAAATAAATGGGGAATAGATGTCCCTATTCTTGTAAACAGCCAGGATGGATTAACCTCCTACGAATACTCCATTTATGATAAAAATACACCTAACAGAATAAAGCTCTATATCTGCTTTTCATTTCTAATGTCTAGAGTGCTATTTTTTCTTGGAATAGAAAAAATACAGTTTTAACATTTTAAGCTAATAGCGCTATTTATTATCACGGAAAATAACTTTATCAGCGCCAATCTCAAGAGTGCCACCCTTACCATTTAATCAACACACTACTTGATTTTGATTAGGGTGACCACGGTTAGGTATATCTGATTGCTCGCAGGTCGCAGCCTTTTGCATGTCGGCGATCTGCATTTTCATAAGAGTGATTTCACTGGATTGCGCGGACACCAACTCTTTCAAGCTCATAAGTTCTGCGCGCAACATATCAATACTCATAACTACCTCTCTTAAATAGAAAAAAGGCTACATGTTAGTAACCTTGGGTATTTTTATTAAATGTAATATAATTCAGTTAGTTAATGTGTAAGTTACAAAAAAACACACCAACGTATAAACTTTATCTATTAATTACTAACTTTATATATTGATCTCGTTACGTTTTAATATTTTAATAATTTTTGGATCAACAACACATACAGAAATTGAATCATCCTCAACTAAGTTTTTGTAATAAATGGCTTTTATTTTCAGTTTATCCAGCTCAACTTTTATCAATTTAAATCCTTCATCGTAAAGTTTTTGTTTTGAGCCAAAAACGCTTTCTCCTTTTTTTGAAAGAAGAGCCTGATTAATACCATTAAATATATCTCTCTCACGAGAGCCTTCCTCATAAAGCTCAGCTAACTCTAAAGATAGTGAAATTGGTGTATTTGAACCCCAGTCACTATTGGTTTTCAACATCTCATTAACACCATGTTCTATAGATACTGTAATTAACTGAGGAGTACCTTTATTATCATTAGCAGACTTTTTTTCTTTAATTCTGTTTATAGCCGCAACTTTAGTTCCAAAATGAGAGAATGGAATGAACTCCATAAAATCATCACCATCCTTCAGTCTTCCGTGAAAAAACTCTTTCATGCTAATACCTTAATATTTTCATTTTTCAATTAATCATTATATCAACTAATAACATAACAAAGCTATAAGGCAGAACACATTTAAATCACGATCACTAAATAATGAAAATAATTTATATTATAAATCCTTGATTAGTTATTGTTCATAACTACACATGTAACTCTGACCAAACGTAACAGCAAGTCTTATGTTTGTTTTAGGTATAAAAAAACCCCGCGATTGCGAGGTCTTGAATTGGTTTAATGCGACATAGGTATAGAATGTCCATTATTAGAAGATAATAAGCCAGTTTCGGACAAAATGCAATTTTTACTGTAAATATACACAAATATAATATTTACGACAATTTTGCTAATCTTAAGTTAAATTTAAACAATAGAAATCCAATACATTATTGGTTATAAATTTTAAGGTAATTTAATGGCAGTAGGATACTTCTTACGTGTAGGTGATAGAACAACCTGTGGCGGTCAGATTTTAACTGGTGATAACAGCATGCAATGGTATGGTGTTGCTGGTGCGCGCGAAGGGGATTTAGTGAGCTGCGGTAAGCATTCGGGAGCATACAGAATCCTCGGTGGTATTAGCAGCATGTGGCTTGAAGATAGGAAACATGCTGGAACACTAGAAAGCTTTAGCTCTTGTCCTTGTCACTCCCGTTTCATTCCATCTATTCAAGATTGTTATAGCGGTGACAATGAATCGTCAGTGGATAAGCAAAAAGAGTTAATAAAAAGCGCAATCTCAGCTCAAGCAGTAGAAAAATGGATTACCTTTCAATTACCACTAAATAGAGACTATTCAGACCTAAAGTACATTATCACTTTAGATGATGGACAATGCATAAAAGGAACTTTTGACGAAAAAAATAATGCAAAAATACAATTAAAAACAGAAGGTAAGCAAGCTAATCTAGAAATAGAAGATCTAAATATAGACAACACCGGCAGGAGCCTTACTGAACTATTGTTGGCTAAAATAAAAGGATGAAAAATGAGCAGCGCTGAAATAACAGGTAATTACCTATTAGAAAATGAATATTTGATTCAAGCCGATTATGTTTTAGATAAAGCCGTCGCTGCTTTTGAAGGCGCCGCTACACGATTTTCTATAGATGCAATAAGTGATGCCAATGTAAGAAACAGTTATCAACAAAATATAAAACGCGTAGTAAGTGAAGTAAAAGAAATGGTAGATACTAAAAAAATATCCGTTAAGGAGGCTTCAATCTTTTGTTATGAAATGAGAAACAAAATAATGGCTGAACACAGAAAAATAACTTCACCACAAGGGTTAGGGATAGCAGAGAGACATAAAAGAAAGCCTCCATCACTAGATGACCTATTAAACAAATATGCCCAACGAAAATTTAGTACCGATATGAAAAATCTAACTATAAATCAAAAAAATTCTATCTATTACGAAATTATCGAGTCCGCGGCTAGAGACAATCAAAAATTCACCACCATGAATAAAAGATTAAATATTTTAGGTAAAGTTGGCATTGTAATAACTGCAACTATTGCAACATACGAAATACTAGATGCAGAAAACAAACCAAAGGAAGCTATCAAACAAGGTATGACAGTAGGTGGAGGCGTTTTAGGTGGTTGGTTAGCTGGCTTTGCTGTTACCCCACTATGTGGGCCAGGGGCTCCAGTTTGTGCGATAGCGGTCGTTTTATTAGGAGGGACTGCGGGTGGCATTGCTGGTTCTGTTGCTGCTGATAGTCTTGATGATGAAATAGAAGAATTTACTAAATGGGCAATACATTAAACAATGAAGAAAGTCTTAGCATAGCTTTGTCATATATCTTTGTTGACAAGGCTATCGACTATGATTACATCGCATCGATAGCGAAAAACTATGATGTTACGTATGTTGAGCATATATTATTTAATTATGTAGCTCCTGTATGTTATTTCAATGTGATCTCACCAGTTCCTCCAGTTTGTTATTTTTTCAATGAAGAGCAGCTGCTGTTAGATATAGAAAAATTAAAAACAAGACAAAAAACCATACTAGGAAGACTAAAAATGTTTATTTTTAGTTGTTATCTTAGAAGAGAGTTTAAAAATGAATGGAATACACTAAAGTCATTATTATAACTTTCGAGCTACACTTCCTTCCCCTCTGTATTGATAAAGTTTTCTATACCAAGGGGGGATTGTTCCACTAAAGCCCCCTTTATCCATATAAGCTATTCAACTATTTTCTTAAAAACCTGTTCCGCCATGTTCTTTCATTGAGATCGGGGACTAAATGCCTTATTGCATTATACGCCACAGACGACGGTACACGATTGAAGCCACGACCAGAACAACGAGAGCAATCTTTAAATACTGGCGCTCCTTGTAACTCAGTTTGTGACTCATCTAATACCTTGCCGCGTCCTTTACAGCGACAACGGTGTGTTAATTGCCCTTTACCATTGCAAGAAACACATAGCTCCCCCACCTTTTCGTTTTCAATCCATGGCTCAATAACTACGGTACCATCTAATTTTGTTATACCAGGATGTTTAATGACATCTTTGCGACTATAAATGAGCCCCTTTCCGTTACATGCTGAACATGGGAAAACCGCGCCAGCTGAACGGGCATAATCTTCAAATGCCATTCTGGCCAAAATAATTAAGCAATAACTCAGTTTTTTACCCACTGCTTTAGCCACCAGCTTTGGTGTGATTTTTTTAGCGTATTGGGTTAAAGATTCCACCGTAGAAAACTTATCTTCTTCGCTAACATCATTTTTTGCCAAAAAGGCTGCCATACCAAATTCAGCTTTTGATTCCGCCATAACCATAGCTGCCATGATATCCGTACCTGTAATTCTGTCAGGTGATGTGCAGCCAGCTACATTGCCAAATGTAGGTGACTTAGGGTGAAAGTTTTTAAGTGCATTTTCTAATTTCATGATATCCGCCTCTACCAACCAAAAACACCCAAACCGATTGACCGATCTAGAAATTTAAATAACAAAACTAACTGGCTACCGTTTTCTTGTTCCCACTGCTTTGGATTTTTGTGTAACTCACTGTGGTGAATTCGACACAGTGGGATAGTGAACAAGTCATGGGCCTTTGTGCCTATCCCCCCCTGACCGTAGCCGATAATATGATGGGCATCGTCAGCTGTGGCGCCACAAACGCAGCAAGGCTGTGATTTAACCCATTTAAGATAATCGCTACTAGTCCAGCGCTGGAGCTTAGGAAACCTCATAAAGCTAGCTGGTGGCTCGGAGTCTACCTTTAAGTTCATTACTGACGTTAATGCTTCAATCTCATTCAATTTGTCGCTGAAGTATTGTTGAGAAAGAGAGATAAGCCCCGATGGTTTATGCTTTAATTCCGCGGGCAAAGTCATCAGCAACATTCTTCCGCTGAATGTATTCATGTACATACCTGGCTTAAAAATCACAGCGCCAATTTCCGGTACCAGTATTGGCGTTAGTATCCATTGATAACTCATGCTATTCCCCCATCTACGCAACCACACTTACGCTTTCATGCAAACTGATTGTTATTTCAAAACGACCGCCTTTGACAACTTCACACCACTCCATTTCCACTCTCTTCACTTGGTCATCGTCTTTCCAAATATTGGCATGTGTTAATGCGTCAAACGGTGCTTTTAAATAGTTATCAATGTCTCGCTTGTGATTTGTTGGCGGATACATTTTCACCTTTACAGAAACGGGTTCAGTTATCGCTATCGGTTTACGCTTTAATTGCTCATAAATAGCAACGATGGCACTCCCCCGAAATTTACGTCCCTTTTCACTGATTAGTGTTCTGCCATTCACATTACGCCAGCATGCATTTACGCTTGGTGGAAACGGCAATACGAGTGATATGCTCATCCTCTGACCCCAGCCAGTAGTGCATCAAACTTCCGAACTAAAGCGAATAAAGCAGACTCAACAGCAATCCCGTTTGCACTCGCAGAGGAATCATGAGAACGAAATTTCCCCTCTTTTAGCATTTGCTCACAATTAGCAGATACACGATAAAGCCCGTTCTGATCTTGATAAATCAGTCCATAGTTCAATAAAGATTTGATGATAGCTGTCGCTCCAGCCCGTTTTTTCATGTTGAATTCACTGAAAAGATCATCGCGGCAAAAAACCCTACCGTTGAAATGTGTTGTGTACTCAATATACCGACGCTTTTGTGCTGAAATCATGCCATCACCTCTCTCGCTGCTTGTTCTGCTGCCTGCTGCCAAATACCTGCCCATGCCTTGCGTCCAACAAAGTCAGTCATACGACGAACGCCAGATTTACCCGCTAACTCAGCGGCAATTTCTTCGATACGGTTTTGTGGTTTTGAACGGGAACCGATGATGCGAGTGAATGCCTCGTCACGCTCAACTTGGTCGATGGAAACCTTTTGCTCACCCGCTAAACGTAGAGTTAAATCATCCCACTGTGTACGCAGTGTTCTTGGACACTGAACGTTTTTCTTCCAGAACTCATCATGGCTAACGCGTTTGTAGAATTGGCAAATCTCTTTGTGAGTGCGACCGTCTTGGCTCACCATCAGGCGAACATCGTTAGCCCACTCTGTGAAATTAGGCTCTTTCGGTTCTTGCAGCCCAAGCTCTTTGAAAACTTCACACTTGCGGCTAAACAGCCATTCAGCACACTTGAGGTCATCCGCAGATCCCCATTTCTGGAAGTTAGGACTGTAAATCACCGCCTCTGGGTAACGATTTAAAAAATCAATTTTAGGCTTGTCGCTGGATTCGCTAGAATTCTGCGACGAAGAGTTAGTTACTGATGGATCTTGTTTTGAAGTTACTGACGGATCGCCCCCAGATTCTGACGGGTCAAAACGATTATCTTTGCTTGATTCTGACGGGACAGATTTTGATGCAACAGATTTTGACGCGTCAGGATTTGACGTATCAGATTCTGCTGGTTGAGGTAATGCGGCTCTCGCTGCTGAAGCTAATTTATTAACATTAAGCTGATAGATATTGCTCGCATTACGGTTGCCTTTACGGCGTTTTTCTCTCGATAACCAACCGTCTTTTTCTAAATATAAATAAGACCATTGGCGTCAGTCCATACGGGTAAATATGTGCTTAATTACTGCCAGTGGTCTTATTTATATTGTGGCTAAAATATACTTAATCTGTATGCGGCAGAATGTGGAGGTAATTATGCAAATGCTAACTTTGGAGGAATGGGCGAGCGAACGTTATAGAAGTCGCCCTCCTCGACTGGGGACATTACAACGCTATGCTAGGAGTGGCTTGTTCTATCCACCAGCACAAAAAGAAGGTGGTATTTGGCGCGTGAGAGAAGATGCCGACTTAGTTGGTAATTTGACATCACCGGTTATCAATAAGAGTGATAACCCTAAATTACAAAGGATTTTAAACGATGGCTGCCCGTCCACGTAAAAATAACGTCAATATCCCTAATCTCTACCCACTATTTAGCAGAAAAGCTAACAAGGTTTATTGGCGTTATCGCCACCCTATAACTGGCAAATATCATGCCCTCGGTGACAATGAGGCTGAAGCTCGTGAAATTGCTATTGAAGCTAATAACAGATTAGCGGAACAACGCAGCCGTCAAGTCATGGCGATCAGCGATAGAGTAGCAAGAATCAAAGGTAAAGAGATCACCGTAAATACTTGGCTAGATCGCTACTGGGTAATACAAGAAGAGCGCCTTGCTGACGGTGATATAAAACAAAACACATATAAGCAAAAAAGAAAACCTGTGGACCTGATGCGCCACTCTCTGGCAATGAAGCCTTTGTCGGCAGTTGATGCGAGAGATATCGCATCAATACTCGATGAATATAAATCTAATGGCCAACATCGCATGGCACAAGTTATTCGATCCGTATTAATCGATATGTTTAAAGAGGCACAACATGCTGGTGAAGTGCCACCAGGGTATAACCCTGCACTCGCCACTAAGCAGCCAAAACGACGGATCACCCGCCAGCGCTTAAACTTGGAAGAATGGCAAAAAATATTTGATATTGCAGATAAACAACATAAGTATTTAGGTAATGCGATGCTATTAGCGGTAATTACCGGACAACGACTTGGCGATATTTCAGCAATGAAGTTTAGTGATATTTGGGATGACCATTTACATATCACACAAGAAAAGACCGGGAGTAAATTAGCTATTCCATTAGCACTAAAATCTGATGCATTGAATATGTCATTGAGAGAAGTTGTTTCAAGATGCCGTGACCGCGTTGTTAGTCAGTATCTGATCCATTATTTCCATACAACTTCTCAAGCAAATCGCGGAGAGCAAGTCACAGCAAATACAATAACAACAAATTTTAAAAAGGCGCGAAATAAAACTGATATTGATTGGGGTGAAGGAACACCGGCTTCATTTCATGAACAACGTTCTTTATCTGAAAGACTCTATCGCGAGCAAGGGATAAACACTAAAGATTTGCTGGGTCATAAAAACCAACAGCAAACCGATAGATATAATGATGATAGGGGTAAAGATTGGTTATTAATTAAAGTTTAAAAATCCTCATATAATTCTGCAATTTTAAACTCCCCTAGTGCATTTTCACCAACCATTACAGGGGAGCATATATCTAAATTAATGATGAATGATGGGACATAAAAATCATCATTTAATCTATACTTACCAATTATTTTCACTTTAGTATTAATAGTTAACATTTCATTAGACAGTGAAATATCAGAAATTTCATCTATATTAAAATCCGGATCAACTATATCACGTTCAGAAAGAACAGATGAAATATCTAATCGATTAACTAAACTGTATTGTTCACTTTCAAATAACTCATTTGCAATTTCGGAAGCAATTTCTCTATTTATTAGTTTTATATTGTACTCTTGGAGAGTATTTATGATAATTTCGAATAAATCGTCATCATCTATTTCAACCAAATTCATTATACTTTCATCAGAAATCGTTATAAGAAAGTCAGATAAATATTTATAATCCAAATAAATATATTTTACATTATGAACCGTTATATTATTAAAATTTTTATCATCTAATAAAAAACTGAAAGATTTATAACCAAATAAATATGCGATTATCTCACCATATATTTCAAAAGGGAAAAAATATTTTTCTTTTTCAAAGCCTTTAGATATAGAACTAAGTAGTGAATAAGCTATCGGAAACCTTGCACTAGCAATTGCTGCTTTATTTTGAGCACTGATAATATCATATTTTTCTTTTTCTAGCTCATAGTTATTCTGTTTAGTAATTTCATTTAGTTCTTTTTCTTTAGTTTCAATTGTAATTTGCTTTAATTTTTCTTGATTCAATTGATTATCAATTCTATCTTTTTCTATTTGTAGAAGTTTCAAATCATAATCCGCTTTTTTTTGAGCTATATCTGTTTTCGCCAACTCAGATAAAAACTCCTTATTTGGATCTGATTTTAGTAATTCCATATTTAATTCAACATTTTTTTCAGCTTTTGATTTCGTTATTTCGAAAGCTTGATAATATAATTCGTCGTTAGTTTTTTTCTGTAAGTTTTTTACTATAAGTGAGACTTTTGGAAAAATAAAAAGATAAAAAACAGTTATAATTATAGGTAACATTAAAATCTGAATACAATTATTTCCAAAATCCTCAGTAAGATATAAATTTAATCTATCTATTCTTTCCCACACCTTGCCATTACCAAAAAAAAGCAAAGTAACCTCATACCAATTACATAAAAGCCAAGAAACTATAAATGTACCAATTATGGGATCCCTAACTCTAGCAATAGTATTACCTTTCACTGCATCCCAAAATTCTTCCAGAAATTTCATCAAAAATACCTTTAGCTAAAGATGTTACAAACTACATCGTTATCTAGAACTTTCTATTAACGAGCTATGAAGTTTTGATAATTCATTTTGATAACTTTTTGATAACTGTTTCAAATGTGATAATAAAAAACGGGAACTATTAAGTTCCCGTTATTATTCACACTACGTAATAAATTACATGTGTTTAATGATTGCGTCACCGAATTCGCTACATTTCAGTAATTTAGCGCCTTCTAATTGACGTTCGAAATCGTAAGTTACAGTTTTAGCCGCGATTGCGCCTTCCATACCTTTAACGATTAAGTCAGCTGCTTCAGTCCAGCCCATATGGCGCAGCAGTATATTCCCAATATTATTATATCTATTTGATTACAAATTAATTTTCAATAAATCTCCTGCAGGTTATATCGTTTCACTTATACATATAACTAGTTGATTTATCAAATTATGACATATAGTTTTGGGGAATGATTTTTCAGCCTTAAATCCCAGTCCCATCATCTTCCTGTGCCATCTTTTCAGCCTCTTCTTTCGCTACCCGTTCAGCTTCAATTTTTGCTAATCGCTCAGCTTCAAGTAGCTTCTGATTGTAGATAGAATCACTCGGCATATTCACACGAACATCAATCCAGTGACCGTTTGGAATATCGCAATAGTCATAATCTTCGCGCTCAATATTATTCTCATCGAGAAACTCTGGATAAGTCATTAGGCGCTGCGCTTCTAGTTGCTGATGAAGTGTGTGCTTTCTATAGCGCGTTTCAATGATGATGTCACCGTCTGGTAGTACGTCAAAATCAGCCCAAACGAGAGGTAGGTTATTAATCCCATTCGGCACGACTAAACCGCCATGAATCCCGCCCCAACTTGCGTCAGAGTTCATGCCGAGAGTACCTTTGAGTTTATAGCGACCGGTACCGAGTTTTTCTAGTTCTACGCCTTCAGATTCGTCATTAAGTTCGATATGGTCTGAATAAACTTTAATGACTGGAGAAGCCGCTTTTAAGTTTCCGTTTGCATCTTTTGTGGTATTTGCCGTGCCATATAAAATGTTTTTATTGTTATATTGCCCCTCAACACCACCTCCAACAACAACGTTTCCAGAACCAGGATGAACACAAAAGGAAGCCCACGCTTCCCCAGTTGATATTAAAAATGTCGGACCGTATGCGTACTGATATGTTGTTGATGTATTTGTCCTGAATACCTGCGTTTTTCTTTCTTTTACAATATTAAAAAAGTCAACGTCTCCATTACCACCTCGGTATGGACCGCTACCAGCCAAACCATAATCACCAGGATAAATTGGCGACATCCAACCAGACCACTTCATGCCAGTTCGGCTACGACCGTATATTCTTCCGTTACCAAGTTGAAGCTGGTCTACCATTCCTGAATTATCTGAACCGCCTTGCCTTGTCATAACTAAAATAGCTGAGTATAACTGAGCAAAGTTTATGGCATCGCCACCAGATGCCGCATAGAATCCATTAGCCTCCAGCTTGTCTGCATCTTTATAAGTTACTGGTTGGGTGTTACCTGATGGACTTGCTCCTAATCCATTGGCTCCCACTGCCATTTTTCCATCAATCAGCTTTTTCAGTGCAATAATACTTTCGAGCCTTACCGTTTCCCCGGTTGGAGTTTTAATTTCAACGATGCCGTCCTGTGTTAGCCATGTGTCCATGTTTCGGAGGAAATACTGGATATACTGCTGATTCGCTAGCATCTTGCGAACACCATCGCTCATGCTGTCTAGAACGAAAGTCGCAATCTGATACTTCACTGCTGAAGCTGCCACTGGTACCGGATAAGTAAGGTTAATCTCTGTATCTGAATTCACAGATAACACTGTGTTCATGTACACAACGTTATTGATGAGATAAGAGATTGGACAGCCTTCTGAGATGCCGGCTAAGTTATCTTTCCAGCGCGTTCCGGTACCTTTTATTTTTGTTTGTCCTGCTGTGGTTGTGATTGTGCCTGTTTGATAAATCATTTTTACCTCGAATTTTTGACGCAAAAAAAAACCGCAATTAAGCGGCTTATCGTTGAATTGAGTATTTAGAAGTAGTCGTTGAAGTCGATGGCGTAGCTGCCGGCATACACTATCTTGTTGTACATGTAGTTGGCATACGTGGGGTAATCACCAATGGTCCACATCCTTTTCGCTATAAGCTGTTTCCCTGATACCCTAAATCCAGACATGTAACAGTTAACGGTATTTCCCTCATTCTCCAGCCATGTATTGGGGCTATCCATCGTGAACATCGGGACATCGAATTTACTGGTGGCAACATTATTGCTCGTGTTAACTATCTGCCCATTGTTATAAAACGGTGTGTACTCGGAGTTGAATACTACCTTGCCCTCTCTGTTCCAAATCGTTAGCCCATCGGAAGGTTGAAGATTTAACCCAGACGCAAATATCACAACATACACCCAGCCAGACTCTAGCGAAATTATCCGGTTATTAGGTCTGTCATAACGTATCGTTTGGCTTGTGTTTTCAGGTCGAATAAATACACAGACCGAGTTACGGTTCGGGATAGAATCCGGAACGCTCCAATAACCACGCCCATTCTTATCCGCTTGTATAAATATTTTTTGCCGAAATACACAATATGAAACCGTGGATTCTTGGGTGATAGCTCTAAAGTTATCAACGGCAGCATCTATCTGCGAGTTAATAAAAAGCCCATAAGAGTCTTGCGGGGCTTCCTTCAGTACACCGTATAAGAAAAAGTGGGAGTTACCATCACTCCCCGGTAACCAACCTGAATCACCGCCCCACCAATCATAGTTACAATAGAATGTATCACCCGACACCCAATAACTTCCGATACTAACGCCCTGCACCGAACCATAAGCCAGAAAGTGGCATAACGCTGAAGGCACAATAACCACATTGTATTTGGACATTCCTGGTACATTAACAGACTTATTTTTTTGATACGGCTGTGGGCTGAGCGGATGAATAACAATATGCTTTAGGAAGGTTAGCGGATAAGAGTTGTTAGTGATTTCAATCGGCTTCCCGCCGTCTTTAGGGTTAATAAATAATCCATAATCATCACTCATACCGGACGCCTCCCAAGTTTTACAGCCCATCGTTTGCTTTCGTCAAACACAGCTACCCCAGTGTTATCAACCAGTAATTGCCCATCATCACTAACGATTCTAAAGTTTCCGCTAATAAGAATATTGTGGCACTCAATTTCTCCCGTTTTAGCATCGATATTAAAACCTATCTTACCGGGGACATAGTTTGCTGACGTCATTTTGTCAGTTACAACAACTTCGTTAAGCCATGCCTTGCTAATAAATGCTTCATTCATGAAAACTTGACCGTTTTTCATGTATAAGAAGGGCTCCATTTTTCCATTAACTGGATTATAGAAAGCAAAGTTATTCGCATTAAAACCGATGAATGACTCGATTTTACCGTTTTTCAGTTCAGCGCTAATCACCATTCCAGCTGCGTTATACTTCTTACCATCCACAACAATCGTGATATTCGTACTGTGCATTGCATAGCCTGCACCTTGCTTAAACTCAGCTTGCATTTTGGTATTGATTAACGCCTCTTGCTCATTAAATTTCACCTGTAGTTGAGTTTGGGATTCCGCAAATGAGCTATCTAATTTCGCAACAGCCTTATCTAGCGTAGCAACCTCAGATTTCACGCCGTTAATGGAGGCATTGACCGTCGTGTACTTCTCAGCCCAAGCGAGTTCACTGTCCGCATACACACGCCATAGCTCTTTAATTTGAGCTTGCGACTGCCCATGCTTAATGAATAAATCCTCTTGAAGCTCATAGGTAGCAGCCATGTTGATTAGACATGCTTCATTAAGCCAATCGAGTGTTTTATCAAGTTGCTTACCTGCTTCTGCAGTCATGAAATGCTCATCGAGAGCAGGCATGATAGTATTCACATCAAACTCAGACTCTCCGCGAACGAATGAAGTCCATTCCGATTCATTACCTGATTTATCCACCAGCCTCGCTCGAAAATAAAAAGCAATGCCCGCAGCTAAACCGGCTAACTCATGAGAACGCGATGGGTAAGGAACATCTGCAAGCAACATAAGTCCATTACCATCATTGGTTTTGCTGTACTGAATCTCTGTTTTTAACGTATCGCCTGTGTTATCACCAAAGCCCCAATCTAACTTAATACCGAACACGAGCGGCGAGGCTCTAAAGTTTACAGGCTTAGGTGGGTTCCCTACTTTCCCTGTCAGTGTTGTTTCTGGCGCATTCGCCCAAATACTGGAAATTTCAGAAGCGTTAATTGCTCTGACACGCACTTGATATCGACCAGAATAAATTCCATCAACATCAAACCCTAGCGAGGACGTTCGAGGCACGTTGATCCAGTTACCGTTATCGCGGCGCCACTGCGCTTCATACGCAATCGCACTTTCTGGCGCTTCCCAACTGACACTGAGCGTAGAAAATGCAATACCTTGATCAACCCTAGAATAAGAGGAGATTTTTACGTTTTTCGGGGCAGGCTGAACACTTGGAGGAATAACTGTAATAGGACGCTCATCAATTCGGGCGCCGGAGTCAATGCGTTCATAATGATCAGGATTATGAATGGCGCCACTGATGGTGTAAGTGTTATCGCCGTTATCGCTGATATTAATTACTCGATATAGCTGGACAGCCAAATCATCAGAATCAACAACCCACACTGCCTCTTTTTGCGGTACCTGCGAATACTCAACAGAAACCGTGACCACTTTTTTGTTTACCGAAGTAACAGTTCTCCCTTCAGATTTTCCATCAGGCAGGTTGATGATCAGGCGATCACCCGCTTTAATTGAGGTTTCCCTGTCGAGGGTAATATTTCGCCCATTCGAGGAAGAAATACGCCCACCGGTATCACGCCCCGCCAAATTTGAATCGGCTACAGCGATAATATGACCAGGAGAAGGGATCGCCCCTTCCAGTCCTGTAGCAAAGCTGATCATGCGGTCATTCGCATTTGTGAGTAACGCCCAGCGTCCGCGACGATTCGCTTCACTTTGTCGAGTGCAACCAATTGCAGAAAGCTCGACTTTACGCACCATTTTATAGCGGCGCTGTAAGTTTAAATCTGATACCGCCTCAACCTCATCATTACTGTGGTTATTAATATTGCTATATGAAACTAGTGCTTGCGTATATCTTGTTTGGGAGCTACCACCTGAATAGGTTGGTTTTCCACCGGCAATATTGGCATTAGTAAACGTACGAAAGATGCTGGCGGGCATGTCTGCAACTGTATTCACTTTATTATCAGCCCAGAATGTCATGCCACGGAATATAGCCGCAATATCCCGCAATACGGTATACGCTGCCTCTTGTGATTGAATATATACATCGCACAAGAAACGAGGCTCTTTGCCATCACCACCATGCCCATCTGGTACCAATTCATCACAATATTGTGCAATCTTATACAAGTCCCACTTTTCAATCTGAGAAGGTTTTATTCTGTCACCACAACCATAACGATTGTTGAGCACTAAATCATAAAATACCCAAGCAGGGTTATTGGTTGCCGCCAGTTTAAAGGTGCCATCCCATATGCCTGAATAAACCCGATTGATAGGATCATAGTTAGAGGGTACTTTGATAAGCAAACCACCTTTAGGACGCAAACTGACTTTAGGGATACGATTGTTGAATTGTCTGGCATTGAAGGTAATAAATAATAAAGCTGTGTTTGGGTACCGTAATTTGGCGTCAATCACTTCAACAATTGCAGCCACATTAATCCGATCTGCAATACGCGCATTATTCTGGTTTTTAGTTAATCGACGAACACGAATTTGCCAGCCTGTAGTCGCTTTAGGTAAGTCAATACGGTGTGTTCTTGGGTATTCACTGGTGGTCTTGCCATCAAATGCAGATTTAACAACCTCTTTATAACCCGACCCATCTGTCGATAACTCAATCACATAGGCAACATAGTATCCTGTTGTATCCCCGTTATCGTGCTGTTGCAAAAATTGCGGTGTAGATAAGCGAACACGTATCGCTGATAATTGAGTATTATTAACCGTTCTCACATAAGGCTGATCATCTTTTAACTCCATCCCTACTGCAATTTCATTATCTACTGATGGGATACCTTGAATGTATTCTTGATGTTCACTACCTGAGCGAAATTCCCAAGTTACACCTTCAAAATTCTTAGAGCCATCGGCATTCCCAATCGGGGTATCATCAAGAAATATTCTCGTGTCATCCAAACCACCTGCTATTTCTCCTTCAGAAATAGCAAGAAGCAACTTTGCTGTAGATTCAGCAAGTAAACTATCAGGTGACTCTACGGGAGTATGACCGCCACCGCCGCCACCTTTTGCGCCGTATATCATCGTTTCCATATTTCACCCACAAAAAAGCGGCAATTAAGCCGCTCGTGTTAATGCGTTCATTTCGCTATTTTTGATCTTCGGTATAGATTCCCGCGGAGATAACCGCTCCACCTATCTCACGACGACCAAGACCATACAAGAGAGGAACCGGATTACCTTGCGCCGTCGTATTCACAGCACCACCAAAGGCATAAGAAGGTTTATTGTCTGCATCTTGCCGCATCGATAAACCACGAGGCTGCGGTGAAAGCATTTGCACAATCCCACCAATAGCCATTGCAGCCCCACTCATCGCAGCAGCGCCAGCCCATCCACCCGCAGTAAATGCAGCCCCTAAGCCACCAGTGAAATATGTTGCTGCCGCAATTAAAGCAACACCAATCACAGTCTGGAAGAAACCGCCACGCTTACTCCCTTTAATTACGGGAGCAATGCGAATTTCTTCGCAGGTATCAAGATGCAATTCATCTTTTGTAATGTTCTGCTTTCCCTTGAAAACAGCAAATTCCAGCCCTCTTAGATGCGCATTGGCAAGGAACTGCTCAAATTCCGTATAGAGTACTGATAACGCTTTAATCGCTTCACGCGGAGAATCGATAGCAAGCCGATGTTCGCGACCAAATTGGGTACCCAAAACACCATAGAGCCGTATTGTTTTTAAGCTCATACCAACTCCTTACGTCTGACTATTTTCACTGTCCTATCGCGCCAATAATCACTGTATGGAACGATGCGGCTGAGCTGACCGTATAAGTGGTGAAGCAACATACCATTCACTATCACCCCTGCATGGTTCGGAACATGAGCTTGCACTTGCATAATGACCATATCGCCCTCCTTTAAGTCACCGGCAAACTCGACAAAGCCCGCTTGCTGCCAGTTATCCATATACAAGTTTTCACCCTCTTCCCACCAGTGTCTCTCAACGCTGTAATTATGCAGCTCAATCCCGTGCATCTGTCGGTAATAATCCATAATGAGCGACCAACAATCTGCGTGACCAAGCACAAACGGACGACCTTCTAACTCACGCTCAATTCTAGGCTGGATTATGCGGATATCACCTTCCGGATAGGAAACTATCACCCACGGTAGTCCCGAAGCATCACATTGCAATTTGTCTATTTCGCTCGGTTGAGACGTCACTCCATCCCCGCAATGGCTATGAACAATCGCTATTGGATTGCCCCAATCTTCGGCTGCGGCATAGTCTTCTGGGGAAAGTTCGAAATGATCAGTTGGATTATCGGAAAGATTTCGGCAGGGAAAATATTTTTTGACTCGACTTTTTTGGCAAATCACGCCACACGCTTCTTTAGGGTATTCCGCTTTGACATGCTGAAATATTACCTCTGTTAATTTCTTTGTGATCATCGAATTAATCCCGCTGCTGGGAACCCTCCAAAATCCAAGGGCTCATTTTCACCAAAGCGTTTTTTGCAATCACTAATAAGTCCGCCGCATTTATCTAATGCTGGATCATCAACCGGCTCTCCACGCTCATCGAAATATTTATTGCCGGTATAGTTACATCCTCGCCCACTTCGATAATCACCTTTCATGCACCAGAAACAGAGATTATGTATCTGGCGAACGGGTATCATAATTCCTTGCAAATCGAACGGGCTAGATAACTCAAACTCAACCACTTCACCTGCTACTTCATTCGTTTTACGGTCAACGTAATACACTTGCGTAAAACACTCGTCAGGGTTTGCTGTTGAGTTTCCATCAGTGAAGTTTTTAGCATCCAGATAGTGAGCAAAAGTTTCATAAATAGTGACTTTTGCCTGAGCCATATCATCAAACTGTAGGCATAGAGAAGATATCAAACCATTAATATTAGCCACTCTTAATAGTGGTCTAGCTGGGCTTCCATCACTGTTTTTAGCCATCCCTTCAATCTCATAAGCCCATGCGCCATATTCATTTCCTTGCCACCAAATAGGCTTAGGTTTGATATCACCGCCAGAGGCGTCAATGTCTTGTGGTGTATGCGGCAAGTTATAGGCATGAAAGCGAAGAATAGGACCATCAAACTCACTGCCATCTACTTCAATTAACTGAACCTTATGACCAGGCTCTAACTTTTGAATATCTGATGTTATGTTCATGCACTAAATGCCTGTTCAAACGTTGCTGTTATAGTGATAGAGCTACCGCCAATTGGCTTTAATGTGATGGAATCTGCCTTCACCCGATACAGACCTTTATCACCAAATGGTGGAACCCAGATAAATGATTTTGCTGTGTGCGACCGGATAAAGGAAAAAATAGGCATTACCTCAGATTTATGACCTGTATAAACAAATGACCATGATTGAGATTCCGTGTTAATGCCATCGCCGGCGACTTGCTTATAGCCATCACCAAACTCAACCTCTTTTATTCGGTGTTTGAACTCACCCACTGGAGACTCCTGCGTTTGAGTTCGCCACTTAAACTCTTCAATCATGCTCACCTCAAATAAAAAAGCCACCAATGCGGTGGCTGTTAGTTGCCTTTAATTGCCCTTGATAGTGCCGATGCAGGATTGAGTAAAAGTTTATTAACTACTCCCTCCATTTCTTGATTTAGCTCTCGCTTTACTGCGGAATGATTAATTTGCCCCGAGGATGGCTGCTGCTGATTATTGCCAAAGTTTAAATCCCCAATAGATATGTTAACTTGAGCCCCTACAGCAGATTGAGCGCCATAAACTTGAACTCTTGATTGATTAACTGACATTGGCTGAGAGCCACCAACATAACCACCCGATGCATAGCCTTTCTTACCTGCATCCATCAAGCGATAAAGATTGTCTTTTCCTAACTTAGCCGTGCTGTCTTTATCAAATACGAACTCCCCTTTATGTACAACACCAGCTGCGTCATATTTGCCACCATCCCCGGTGTACCCACCACCAGCAAACCCAAGAAAACCACCTACCGCTGTTCCACCAAATGCTGCTTTCATAGAATTAAGCATAGCCATCTGCATTAGCATCTTAGTGGTCATTTCTAAGAATGAACGAGTAAAGTCACCGAAACTAGCTTTACCCGTGATGACAAAATCTGAAAGGCTATTGCTCATGCCTTGAAAGAAAGATTGGCTGATTTGAGAAACGTTACCATATACATCAGTGGCTTGATCTTGGAACTCTGCGAAACCACGCTTAACGCCAAGCTCCCAATTAGCTCTAATTGAGTCTTCTTTAGCGTAGTAATCTTCTAAAGCTTTCTTCTTCTCTTCGGTGTCAGCTTGATTTAAGGCACTTTTTCTTTGCTGCAATCTGCTAGATAACCCAGCACCTTCCTCTAAGGCATTGCCCTTAGCAACTAGATCAGCTATGTATTTATTTTGCTTATCCAACTCATTGTTTTTTTGCTTCTGAAGCTCTACTTCATCACCAACTACCGCTAAAGAGCGCTGAGAGGCTAAGACATATTCTTTTTTAGCCAATAATGCTTGCTCATCATTAGTGAGTTTACGGGTTGCCTTTGCTTCTTCTAGCACAGAGATTTTGGCTTCTATATCCCAAAGCTTTTTACGCTCTGAACTAATTACATCAGCAACTGTTTTATGCTCTTTTAATACCTTAAGTTGAGCTTGTAGAGATACAAGCGCCTCATTGGCTGACTCATCAGCACGAGTCCCATAGTCTGGTCGATATGCTGTTGCTTTTGGGGTTTTGGTTTCATACCGTTTATTAATTGCTGATACAGCCTTCTCTCTTTCAGACTGTGACCATTTGTCCGGAGCCTTTGATATCTCTCTCCATAATTGAGCCAAATCCCTAGCTCGTTTTGTTTCTTTTGATAAACCTTCTTCAATTATTTTGTTTTTATACTCTAGACTTAAAATGCTATCCTGTTCAGCTGCATTTTCAGCCTGCTTCCCGGCAACAATAGCATTGTGTAGACCTAAAATGTTTTCTATGACCGCTTTTTGTGCTAGCGACTTTTTCAACCCCGACTCAAATAGGTCTGAAACACCTGATTTTTCTCTATCCTTATAAATGTTGTCTATAGTTTTATTTATTTGTTCAAGGTCATATGCATACTTCTCATCGAATCCTTTTTCTCTTCCCATTCCAGCTATTGCATCGCCCAAACCAAGGATTAAATCCTTTGTTTCTTTGGCTGCTTGTCCTATCCAATTTAAATGACTAACAACCTCTGAAGCTGATTTTTGCGATGCTTTTCCATATAGTTCCGTCGCCACTCTGGCGGCTTCTTCTTTGTTTCCCTTTCTTTCAAGTGATGAAATGTATTCATATTGAGCAGCAGTCAGATAGTGCATCTGCTTATTTAACTCTTCTGATGCTCTTGTTGGAGATTCCTTTAATTTCTGGAAGTTTTTAATTGTTTCATCAATAGAAACCCCCACTTTTTCCTGCATTTCAACCGCTGTTTTAGCTACAAGCTCTAATTCCCCCCCTCTGAATGATCCTGTAGCTACAACCTGCGATAAAGCCTTCGATGACGAAAATTGAGTAATCCCATTGATAGCCAACTTTTTAGCAAGTATGTCCAGTTGAGAGGCTGTTTTTCCAGCATACCCTCCTGTTAGCACTAACTGCTTATTGTACTCGCTAAACTCTGTAGATCCCTTATAAGCAGCAACAGCCACCGCAGTTAATGCGCCGATAGTTCCAATCATTGCTATTTTTGCTGGGGTAAAGAATGACGCAAGTGCTTTTAGTGAATTTCCAATTCCTCCGAACGAGTCCTTTATCTGTCCACCTTGCTGAACCATAACCATCCATACCGGCATCCCAGATGCAAGTGATGTCACGATATCAGTCATTTGCATTGGTAGTTGTCGCATGGCGTTACGGTACTGACCAATAGTAATTGAGCCATTTAAAAACGCTTTTTCCTGCTCCTTCAGCTTAGCAATCATCGGTGCAGCTTGTTGCGACACTCCCATTTGCGCCGCTTTCAATTCTAAAACTTCGGTTTTCGTTTTACCTAGAATTTCAGTTTGACTTCTCAATGATTGTAAAAACTCATCTGAAGCTAGTTTAGCTCTGTTAGTTGCCGCTTCTTGAGCTAACAACGCTTGCCCTTCAACAGTTAAAGACATATGCATCTTCTGCAACTTGTCTCTGGTTTGTTCCAAAATACTGTTGTAATCGTTGAATTGATCTGTTGACAGCATTCCTTTTTTACTGGCTGATGACAATTTTTCTTGCCATTCATCTAATCGTTCAAACGCTTTATTGGTGGGGTTGAGTTGATTCAATAATTCATGAAGCTCCTTACGCTGTTTCTCCGCAGCTTGAGTAGCTTTTTTCTGGTTATCAACGCCGCGTTTAAATTGTTCATTTAAATCTTCTGCTGAATTATTGACCTTTTCAGCTGTAGCGCCGAACTCTTTAAGCTTCTGTGTTCCTCGCTCCAAATCAGATGTATCAGCTTTTAGCGAAATGGTTGCAATATCAGTCATTGGTTTTCTCCAGGCACAAAAAAACCACCATAAGGTGGTCAGTTTGTTAATAAAAACATGATTAGCTTAAAATCAACTTCTCAACCTTATCTTTAAACTCTTTCTTAATTTCTTTCGGTAAAAACGATTCGATAGTTGATATGTTGAATTTCTGCATTTTTAATAAGGCATCTCCTGTTACTTCAGGATTCTCATTCTTAATCCTATCAATAAGTTCAAGTAATTTATCATCACATATTGATGCCTTACCATCACATATTACAAATAATTCTCTTTGATCGTAGTTAATAGCACTAAACTTATTTTTTGCATTTGCATCTCTAACAGCTTTATTGGCTTTATATTCCGACAAGTCACTTCCGCAATGTTTACACTTGATGGCTTCATTGCTAATAAATTCAGCACAGTATGGGCATTTTACAGAATTAGAATTACTAGACTTTCTGCTACCAAAGATTACCATTAGCAAACCGCAAAGCATGATAAAGCAGCTTATCAATACAAAATTTTGTCTTTGCGCCATCAAGCCAATGTTATTAACACGATTTCCGTAACTTGTAGATACGCTTACATCCATATTAAAAGCAGCAAACGCAGCTATAATGCCAACAACTAGCAATATCCACCCAAAACCTTTCATCATCACCTCACGCACCATTAGTTTTTCTTAATGATAGCCCGAAGGTAACGCAAAACAAAGCAAAAGGCGATTTGAAGCAGGTGGCGATTATTTGCTATTCATTAACTCTAAAGCCTTTAACTCCATAACTCTAATATCACTAAAAACGGTCGCTTTATCTTCAATGTTGAGCAATTTCATAACTTCATTTAGCGATTGATAGTCTAGTCCAGTAGCTCCATTCATGCCAACTCGCCACTGAGTTCCCATTGCCGAAAATACCTGAAATGAATCCCAAACATCTGGAAGTACCTCAACATCATCAATATCTGGAGGAAAACCAAAAGCCCGCTTAAACTCAGTAGCTTCTTTTACTGACATTCCCCCATACATTGCCTCAGCGACCGATATTAGTTTTTTTCGCGATTACCTAACAACTCATTGTAATAAGCAGTAGTAATGGCACCCGCAGCAGAAGGATAGTTGTCGAATAGAAGCTTTAAGTTATCACCATTATAAGGTTGCTCGATCGCCCAGTCGAAAATGATTTGAGTAAAGAATTCATCTACTGACTTCTCTTTTAGTTCTTCCAATTTACTCATTGGCATGTGATTAAACGTAAAAGTAACAACTTCAGGATCACTTTTCCCAGCGACTAGGATTCTTACATCTGCCTTAAACGTTGGATTCGGTTTCAGTGTAAACTTAGCCATCATATCTCCTTAAAAAGCCCCATAAGGGGCTGTAATTATGCGGTGGTGTAAATCTGCATATCAGATTTCAGTGAGAAACGAGCTGAAACATTTTCAACCTCGTTAATAGCGGTATTCGGTACGCGCTGAAATGACACACTTGCGGAGTAATAACGATCTTCGCTTGCCCGTTTATTATGGAAGCGGATAGCAGTTAATTGCTTATTGTCATCCAATTTCATTAGCAATGGTCGGATGGGTAGCGTAGCATCGTGAGCGAACGTATAAACCTGCACGATCCCGGATTTATAAGTATCGACGGTTTCAGCTTGCTCATCTTCTAAAAACTGAATCTCTTGCGTTTGCTGCTCACCGCCTTCTGTGGATAAAGTCATGACTTGAGGCATAACCTCCCATTCTTGGATGGTTTTCAATGTACCTTTACCACCGCCAATAGGAAAACGATCAATATCTGATGTATCAACACTATCCAGTGTAACGCTGGTATCATCAGCCGCTTTTACTTTGAATACACCAGACATGCGTTTCCACCCAGAAACCACCTGAATAACATCACCCGCTTTAATGCCGCTTGATGCATCTACTGTTAATACAGCTTCGGTGGCATTACTAGCTGCAGAGAATTCAATTTCATTGCCGTATTTGCTCGCAACATATACGCGCGAGCCATTAGGAATGTTATAAGCCATATGGACCTCTTTATTTATGCATAAAAAAACCGCCATTTAGGCGGTCGATTATCGAACAGAATCACATCGATAAGATGTGCGTATAGGGATGATGTAGTTAGCATCGTTCGTGATAGGGGGGAATTGGCTTGGTTCTCCGTTGAGATAAAGTGTGTTCGTCAAAGACAATCCATTTTCTAGCTGATCTTTGATGTTGTCAGCAATGAGCGTCAATTGCTCATCACCGGTTCCCACCTTACCGACAATATTAATTTGAATAACACCCTTTAAGATAGGCATATCCAAACTAAGACCTATGTTTTCAGTCTGCGCAGGCATAATGTGCATCTGTAAATAGGGGGAATTAATATCATCAAACGTAATATTAGACCACGCAACCTTTAGTCCTTCTTGCTTAGCAATTTTAGCCACCAACGCACGAATAGACTGATTGATTTCAGATTGCTTCATGATTTTACCTCAGCGATAGACTCCCTGAAAAATTTACCAACATCAGCAGCGGTTACCGCTATCATACCGTTTGGTGCTTGCTTAGAGTGTCCCATTTCTAATGGGTAGGCATAAGGAACGTTATTCGTAAAATAAATAGCATTCATCCCCACCTTAAACTGCTCAAGCACATAGTTACCAACCGCTTTTGTCATGTTACCTGATTTATCGACTCGCCCTGTTTCGCCATCTCCTGGCACATCAAAGGTGACTTGCCAATTACCACGGAATCGCCCTCCTGTATAACCGGGAGGTGCTTTGATCTCCATAGAATCATTAACGCGAGCACGTTTCTTTAATTGGCGCTTCTTCGGCGTGAGATTATTAGGGTCTTTCCTGAGTTCTTCATTGTGTTCAAATACCGCCTGGTTATAGCCCACAGCTGTCTGGTTGATTTCCCATAGTTCAGGATTACCCACCGGTGACATTTGAACAAGTTGAGCCAGAATCTTAAACCCCGTTTTTTTTACTACCGCCTCCATATCCGCTTGAGCGTGTTCAACAAAAAGGTTAACCGACTTCATGAAAGCCTGTGACACGTTATGCCCTCAGTTGTGATTGATAGCAAATAACAAGTTCGGCGGGTTTTATGGGGTTGGGCTCATGCACTCGTAACCAAACATCATCAACCAAGACGTGATCGCCTTTATGAATAGCGACCTCTGGTGAAAAAACCATTTTAATATCCGTAGAAAGGATGAGCGTCCCGTCGATATCTCTGGGTTTATACTGCACCTTAACGCCAATAGCTGTAAAACGGTTTTCCGGTTCATGGTGCTCTTTGCCAGTTTCATCATCAACCCAATGTTTGCCATCGCGTTTAACTTGATATGAAGCGCCATACTTTTTCAGCATTCGCAATGCTGTTTGGTAGCCACGCTGATAAATATTCATGGCTACCTCATTGCAAACGTATTAATGGCAAACCCATCAGAAATGTCAATCAAGCCGGATAGCAGACCTTTCAACCATACAAAGTTAGGAGCCCCTGTATTGGTACCTTCTGCATACTTCAAGTCAATTGCACCCTCAATACGCTCAGCGATAACTTCAGCGCCTAATGTTGGCTGTAACTCACTCTCTTGTGATTCAATCGCCAAGCGACATTGAGCCTGTATCAACTGGGGAGGGATGATGTCACTGGCAATAGCAACACCATCATGCAATAAGCCTGTGCGCGGAAAAGATAAGGGTTGCGTGCTATCGGAACGCTTACCCAGCCACTTTTGGGATTCTAAATAATCCATCGCAGTGATGAGTGATGATTCAAGTAGCTCACTATCTGGCAATGTTAATTTTCTGGATTCTGAGTACGCCTTTAAATCATCAATGCTGGCATAACTATTAAAAGTCGGTGAGTCTTTATCAGTATCAATCATAAATACCTCGACAATATAGGGGCTTTCGCCCCTTGTTGTTATTCTCCAGCTGGTGGGGTTGTGACAAGCTTAATCATCACTCCCGCTGTCATTTTGTCGCTAGTGAAGTGCTTCTTCCAGTTACCAGCAGTGCCAAGCTTGGTGAGATCAGGGTTAGTTCCTTTTTTCTCATCCCAGCTATAGCCCAGCACACCCACGTTAACCACACCTTCGCCACGATACCCAATTGCCAAGTTTTCTTGGTCATTAATAGGGTACGAGCGGAATGTCGGCTCTTGAGATTCAGTGATAGTGACTGCCCCCGGCACCAAACCAAAAATAGCATCTACTGGCGCAGTGTCGGTGACTAACACTGGCTTACCGAGTGTCCCCGGCTGACCGCCATAAATGACCACACCGGCTTCTTCATACACTTTGTTATCAATTGCCTGATCCACAATGTCAAAATACGTTGCAGAGTGCATAACAAAGAGCGCTACGCGGTTGAACTTATCACCATAGGTACGTAGACCTTTAGTGAGCGTTTTCTTACCGTCAGTTTCAATATTGGCACTCACCACCATATTGCTGTTATTACCGATGGCTGCACCCAATGCCGCTAACGAGTATTTAATATACCCTTCGAGGGATGCATCTGCCGCGTCTGTACCCACAAGCTCAGAGAACTCTGATACATCACGACCGCGACGCTTAAAGGATTCTTCTGTTGTTTCGAATGGACCATATTTCCACGGCGCTTTTACATCAACAGATTCACCGGCAGCAATTTTTTTGCCTGTTACTGCTGATGTTGAATTCACGTCACGATGCTCAATTGAGCCGCCGATTTGATAAAAGGCGCGTTTACGTAAATCGCCTTCAATAAACAGGTTATCTAATACAATCGCACCATTAGAGGCTTGGTTGAAAACCTCTAGATTATCTTGGCGACGCTCTAAGAACGCGGTTTGTGCCAAGTCGTTATAAATTACTAAATCACTGTTTACAGTTGTAGCCATTGTTTTCGTTCCTTACTCTTTAGGAAGTTTTAAATAAGAATCACGTCCGTATCGGCGAATATAGTCCGCTTTTTCAGACGATGACATTTGAGAGCGTTTGAAATGCACAGAGCCTGACTTACTGTTCCCTGCACCGGTACCGGATGCGGATGGAAATAAGTGTGGCGCGCTTTCTTTGAGTGACTCAATCCACTCAATAGCTGTTAGAGGTGTTTTTCCATCTTTACCCATTACTGGGCTACCATTGGAATCAACAGCGACCGCCTTGCCTTCGTCATCGATTTTGAATACCCCTTTAGCGCGTAGGATTAAGTCATCATGCGCACTGGCTAAAGCTTCCGCCTTACCTGCCGCTGAGCGAATTTCATCACTCAACACGCGGTCACGAAATTTATTGGCAAAAGCTTCAGCTCTTTCAACGCGACTATTCGCTTCTGAAACCTGTTTTTGAGTATCGCCACGTAAACGCTCAGTGCGCTTGTTGAGCACCTCATCGATTTTTCCCTCAGCGATTAACTTGGCTTCTTCGTCATTATCAAAACGCTTGAGAATATCTCTCACTTTATCGGGGTCGATCCCTTCATAACGCTTTAAGTTATCGCCTTGCTCTTTGAGTTTGCCGAGTAACTCATCGCGTTTAGCTTTTAGACCGGATACCTGATCATTCACAGCCTTATCGATGATGGATTGAATTTCTGGGGTGATTTCAGGTGCGCCGCCCGCCCCGCCGCCTTTATCTTCACCACCAGCCTGTGAGTAATATTTGTGTTCGATATTCATAAATAACATGTTGTTCCCCTTGGGATTGAATGCGCCTAGCGCGTTGGGATAATCCAGCTCTTAGCCGAATTTAGGTAATAAAAAAGACCCCGTAAGGAGTCTTTATTTTGTTACGAGATACCGGTTACGAATAACCAGCGTCTATAAATGCTTGCTCATCTAATTGCTTAAGCTGATCCAGTGAAATAAACTCCCCTTTATCAGTATAAAAATCAGTGGGGTTCATCCCACCCTCTTTAATGAGTCTAAACCGCACCTCACCAAATACTTGCCTTTGTCGCCATTCAGGCTGTCGCTGAATCCAGTCAAGAAATGTCGTATTCACCGGAACTTGACCATTCATTGATGCCCGTGTCCCTTCATCCATTTCATTAATATCAATTCCTAGCTCTCGCCAAGATTTAAGTATGAATGTTTCTGTCGAACGGCATCCCCAATGAATTTTTCCGGGTCCTTGTTTGTACGGTATTTTGTGACCAATTGGCTTACCCTCAAGCGAGTATTTCAATCTATCTCTCACAATACAGTCGTTTGAAGTTTTACTATCTAAAGTAGACAGCCATTGCCGGCAATCAATAAGCTCGTCATTGGCTTCTATGAATTGATTTCTCGCGGTAGCCTGTAAGTGGTTGATGGCTGTTTTAGCGATGCTAGTTGCGTTTGCACGGCTAATCTGTAAGGCACCATCTTTATAACCTTGCTTACTGTGCCCGCGAATCTGCCGTCCGATATCTACCGCACTATCACCATTCAAATAACCTGTTCTGACGACATTATTAATGCGAGTCATACGATCTTTTTCTAATCCATCAAACCACTCAGACAATAATTTCCCTTGAAATGGCTTGGCAATAACTGATGCATACAACATTTGTTCAGTAATGCCTATAAGCGGATATTTACGCAAGACCGCATCAGGAAGTAAGGCTTCAAACAGTGATGGGTAATAGCCTAACTCATAGACTGCATAGGATTTCAATTCATCCAATAAAAGAAGCTGCGCACTTTCTACAGCCTTTTTGTTGATGCTGCGAACGCTAGAAAGAAGAGACTCTAACCGCCTAGCGGTAAAGCTATCTGGGTTAATTTTGGCGTCATCCAGCGAGATAACGAGAGCGGCGGTGAGCTCAGCATCAAAACTATTTAGCGCATTGAACATACGCTTAGCGACACCTGTAGAATAACGACCAGAAAACAAAGAGTGAGCTATCAACTCATCGGCTAATAGCCATACTCCACCCGCCATCGATGGTGCTTGATTGTTTAGCTCATCCACAACCACATCAACATCATCAGCAGGATTAATAACATCATACTTCTGCAGGTTACGTACCAGATCAGACTTACGCGTTGCCCCTGATTGCCATGCTGCGACAATTTCACGGATCATCGAACTATCAGCGATGTGATTAACGAGGTCTTTATTAATCTCAAACGAGGTATCTTTCGTGTCTAAACCAAGATATTCAGCACACCACGTTAGCGCTTTGCTGAACGCATCAGAGACATTCGAACAACAAATACTAAGGATAGAAGTTTGGGCGTTCTGCTCACCGACAGACTGAATAACCGTTTTGACTTTACTGTCAGCGGAAACCAATTGAGCACCCAGTGCCACCATATAATCGCGCTTACTGTCCATTGCCTCTTTTGCTAGCATATTAGGCTGGGCTTGCTCGTAACCAAAGAAACCTTTCTCTGGCAGCAATAAAGGTGAACGAGACCCGACCATGATGCCTGTTTTTTCTAAGTGGTCTCGCCACTCTATATCTAACCCGCCTAGATATGGCTGAACTTGCCCACAGAAAAACACGGAATCTTCATAATCAGCAGAATTTCGATAATGCCCTAGATTGATTTTTGCCAAACCTAACAATGGCGCCTCATCTATCGTGTGGTCATTGTTTTGAGCACCAATAAACGTAAATGGGATCTCATTCCAAGCCCCTTTACCTGCACGCTCTGGAATATATTCAGAATCAATCTGAAACACACCACTCCCGCTTGGCTTACGATAGACCCGACAAATAAACTTGCCATCTTCTATCACGAGTACGCGGTATTGAATGGCATCTTTAAATCCAAAACCGTCCGCCTCTTCAACCGTCTCTCGCAATACCACCAGCGTTAGCATCGTTCTGCCATTAATACGATCAGTCCGCCAGTTAATAATATCTTCAGCTTGATATTGAAATATGTATGGGAGTTTAGAGCCGCTGTTGTAATCAACATATAATCCGTGTCGCCCTACTTCCAATACCGATTCGAGAGAGGATTGAGCTAATTGGTAAATACTTGAACCTGCGCCATCTGCATCATCTTTTAAACAAGACAGCTTTTCAGCAACAGCAACCAATGGATCTTTCTTGAACGCCATTCCTATCATGCCGTTACGGGTGTTACCTGTTATTGGGTAAAACACCGCACGGTCTTGATAGTCTTTATTGCGCTTTTTCTTACGTTCACTTTCCTTTTCTTCCAACTCAGGAAGATAACTCTTTACTTCCTCGCCACCTCGACATACTGAGCGTACTAACTCCCACTGAGGAGCAGCCGTTTTATACTCCGGTCGAGTAAAATCAACATTATTTATACTCATCAGAAGGTTGTTCCTAAATTAATATCAAAGGCTGGTTTAACAATAGGGAATTGCTTAATGATGTAATAACCGGCGCCATCATTAGGATGGTCATTACCTGATTTTTTATCTGGCTCACCACTAGTAGGATCCCACACCTGCTGTTCTAACGATTCCGTGTAGACCGGACAGCGTTTAACATTGACCTTATAACGCCGCTCCCCTTTCGCATTACAAAACATTGCATTCATAGAGTTAATGCGATCTTTTACGGGAGGGTTAGAGTCATTAACAATGACATGAAAGCCAGCCTGTCTTAACTGCGCGATATCCGTTGAACTAGCATTATTTGATTTACGCGAGTCACCAGAAGCATCTGGGTAAATATATATTTCACGAACTTTTTTATAGTCTGAACCGTCATAAAGCCAAAAGCGCTCTTTAATGATCCTCACCATATCTGGCGTATCATAGGCGTTAATGATTTCGGTAACTGCATGAGGTAAGCCTAAACGAAGAACGTGAACAATCCCCGCCATTTTTCCAACGTTAAAGTCCATGCCTATATAAAGTGTCTCACCCGGCTGTTCCTCCTCCTCTGAATTATTCAGCTTTCTATCGAAGGTGTGGTAAATGGTACCGCTTGTTAAGTTGGTGAATTGCCCTTTTAAATAAGCTTTAATTAACTCCGGAGGATAGGAGCTCATTAGCGAAGGTATATAATCAGCCGGTAGATTCTTTTCATTGTCAAAGGTTGATGCTTGTACAATTCCATATAATGTACTTAGCTCAGGTTTGTCTCTTACTGCCTTGACGAATTGCTGATAAACAAACTTAAAGCCCTCGGGGGTTGTCGTGACATCAATACCATTACGCAAGCCGGCAACGTTATAACGCATACGAGCAATGATTTTTCGCCAAGCCTTCTGCGCCTTGTCAGACTTCATTACATCAAGTTCATCGATAAGCGCATTACCTATCTTGAAGCCTACTATTGTCTCCGGCTTTTCCATTGACCGGCAAATAACCGTTCCTCTGTATCGTCGCCCCTCGTAAAAATGAACCTCTTTATTACTTTCAACGATATTAACTTTCAATCCCCAATCAAGAGCTACTTCTTCAATGGTTGGGTAGAAAATATCTCTTATCTGCGGATAGGTAGGTGCAAAGTAACCCTGATTAATTTTAGGGAATTCCCACATCCCCTTGCATATACCACCACAACCGACCCAAGTCTTACCAGAGCCAAACCCAGCCACGTACGCTTTAAACTTATGAGGCATTGCCAAGAATCGCGCCTGAGGGATATTAAGTGTCGGTGCTATCATCATCCGCCCTCGCATCGACAACGTTGATATTAATCGCTACTGGAGTTGGGTTATCATCGTCAGCATTATCAGCAAGCTCTTTGCGTAGCTTCTCAACTTCTAATTGCCTGCGCTCAAGTTCTATTTCTAGAATGCGCTGAGCTGCCTCACTATCAGCAAGACCTAGACGTTTCATTATCGCTTCAAACATTCGCTCTCTATTTATTGAGAGTATCTCAACACCGTTTTTACCCAACTTAACACCCGAGTAGGCTAATGCCGCATCAGAATTAAGTTTACGGGTATCAGGAAAGAATGGCTGTCCAATGCCTTCGCCATTGCATCGTGGACATAGAGGATTGGGTTCCTTTGTGTGGTTATAACCATATCCACCGGTATCTTCAGGAGCCCTTTTTTTTCTTTCGACTGCCTCTAGTCGCTTTTCTTCGAATTCAACGGCGTCCCGCCACTGGTACTGATAACCGAATCCCCAACAATGACGACAACAACCACGTCGATATTGAGACAGTTCATTGGCATCAAATGTTGCAAGACTCCATGCCTTAGCAAGTACCTCATCAGCTTTAATTAATGTGCGTGATAAAGACTGTTGCTGCTGGTGCGCAATTTCATTTGCAACGTGAGGAATCGTGAGGAGTTGTCTACCGTAGCTTTCATCACTATAACCAGCTCTTATCGCTGCTTGTGTTGCGTTACCATCTATCAGATATTCAACAACAAACCGCTTTTGCTGTGGGGTAAGCTCTTTGTCTTTCGATAACGACTTTGCGCTATCTTCAGTCTGCGCAGTGCGCAATTTTTTGTGCGCAGTTTTTTGCGCAGATTGCGCAGCCGGCTTTTTTATATATCGCCTTGCTGTTGAGTAATTGAGTCCCTGGTCTTCACACCACTCTTTAGGGGATATTCCTGATATAGCATGTTCGGCGAGGAACTGTTGCTGTAGCGTCCCCCAATCCGGTTTAGCCATCGTGTTTATCTCCTGTATAAATCTCTATCAACGCCACTCTATGAATGACGTTTGTAGATGTTTATTTGGAAGCTCGCTGTTGCTCAATATCCCTAATGGCTTTAAATCGTGCATTGCCACCATCAATGGTTGATATTAATGGGTCTATCCAGTAAACAGCTTGGCAATACGTTATCTTGCTGGAGGTAATGGCACTATCATCGGCTCGGTTAACGACTCCGGTATCGGTGTGCATTGCGCTGGAACGTAAACCTTTTGTGTAGTTGTACAACCTGTTACCAATATCATCAGGAATGTACAAATCACAGGTAGGCTCTTTTTGAAGTATTTTCCTGTACTCAATAACTCTATTTTCTGAGTTCGCATCAGTGGAAATCCCATAACGATAAGCGGTGGTGGCTATTTGGTTAAAACGATTAAACTCAAATGACTGGGTGGCAATAACTTTAGCTTGCTGCGTGTTATCCCCTTTTAGCTGAGTATTATCTTTTTCCAGTGCGGTGTAATCGCCCTTCAAATCACCATAGTCACGAATCACCCAACCCAACCACACCGCGAGGATCACACAAACACCAGCTAATACTTTAGTCAGCGTACTCATATCAAGATTCTTTAACTGACAGCGCAGCATCACCGATTGGCAGCGGTCGGGTATCGATTTCCACGCCTTCTGGATAACAGTAACCAGTTACACGGTCCGTCTTAAACGCTTTGATGTTAACAGCATCGGATTGATTACCGCCCAATACCATTAATGAGCCTGATTCTGTTTTGCCAACAACGAAACCGACATGACCACCACCATCACGAGAGAAAGTTACAATGCACCCATATTTAGGTTCGGATAATTTAACACCGTAATTCAGGTATGAACGTGATGAGTCTGAACGAGTCGAACGAACACCAGCACGCTCTAACATGGCATTGACGAAGCCAGCACACCAAGGAACTTTACGAGCCGTGCCAACTAAGCCGCGCAACTTACTATCAATCCACATCTGGTCGACTGCTTTTGAGCCTGAATCGGTATGTTCAGATACACCAATTTCTTTTCTGGCTTCAAGGAGCCATTTAGGTTCTGTCATTTCTTCACCTTAAACGTAAACGGTCGCATCATCAGCAACCAGATTGATTTAACTTTTTCTATAAGTTTGCTGATAACAACAATGGACATAATGTTGCCACCGGCAGAGAAAATAACGAGGAAGATAACGCCATCAAAAAGCACATCTGATGGCGCTGAAATACGCTCACCAACTAAAGTTTCGTATATTTGATAAACCCAGCAAATAAACAGAGCGGTACCAACAATAGAGTCACGATGTTTTGCATACCGACAAAGAAATACCGTTACCGCAGACGCTAGCAAAAGAAAAATATCGACTGTTTCAAGTGGGTGACTGTCTACCCAGAGCGAAATGCTATTTAAGTAATTAAGGACGGTATTCATTAGCTACCTCCTTTATTTCGCCAATCTTTGATGGCTTGCGTAATACTGCTGAAGTTTTTATCTATCGAGGTAAAGATCCGGCTAAATAGTTTTTTGAGGTTATCTCTATTTGCTGCAAGAACGAGGACCGGGATAAGCAATGCCGAAATAACAATTGCCATTATTTTGGGGCTAATATCCCAACTCCATATCTGCGAAATAACATCGGAAGCCTCTTTAGCAATAAGGATCCCCGCACCAAGAGCTAAAATGAAATGAAGTATCTTTCGTCGGTTATTATCTCTGGATGCAATGACTGAGGCTGATGCTCCGATAATAGCTCCCAGCACGACGCCATAGTCGGCACCAATAAGGAACCCACCCATAGCACCGCCACCAGCAGCACCGAGGGTTATCCCTATTGATGTGCTCATAAATAATTTGTTCTCTATGGAATTTAGATAATAAAAAAGGTCACCGAAGTGACCCTTGAGGTGATTTAAATAAATGCAGTTTTATTAATTACAAATGTTTTTAACAGACTCTGAAGTTGGTCCTACATTTTTTACATATATATCTGACCCAACTCCATTATCTGCATGGGCAACCATAACAACCTCAAACATAGTGCCCACCCCAAGAACTTCCATTTCAATCCACTCACCAATTCTTGGATGCGTTTTGTACGTCTTAACCCCAAGACCTTTTGGTGGATATGATGAAACATCTATCGTTATTAACTCGTACATAATACCTCTCTGGCAATTACATTAACCAATATTGGTATTGCTATCTTAATAACTAATTTAAATAAAATCATTTGTATAAAGCAAAAAACCCCGCACAATGGCGAGGTTTTCAATTCCTTTACTGCTTTGCGTGTATAGCTTCGCGCAGCGTATACCAAAATACTAACTTCATTGTTCAAAAAGTCAATGATTTATTCTGAATAATGATAACCCCGGTCAAATTCATCGCACATTGGTCGATAAAGCATAAATTCAGCAATAGATAACCAAGCCTTAATTCGCCTTCTACACGTTGATAATGATATAGATGGCTTACTCTCATGTAATTCAAGAGCTAGTGCATAATAGGATTTTTTGTATATATAATGCTGCTTCAAGACATTTAACAATCCTTGATCATGTGCAAAAACAGCGCTTATTACCTTATCCATTTTCCCACCTTCGGTATCACTGCAGAACCACATATTGCTAAGTGTTTTTTTATCCTGGTACTCTTCCAAAAAAAGCTGCAAGGTTTCCTCTGATAGTCCTTCTTTTTTCATTCTTTGCATTGCATCTTTAAGGGCTTTCTTTGTAATTTTCGGTTCTGTTAATAATCGCTGAAAAATACCTGCAGCTTTAGGGGATTTGCTAAACGCAGACCAACAACCCCACATTGTTAATCTCCCACGGATCCACGTACTCTCTAATGTGCGCAATCTTAAATGTTCACCACTCTTGCCGCTTGTCTCTGGATATATCATGTTAATACCTCAACTTCTTTATTTATCAATATTGCTAGACGCGACAAGCGCGTAATGCCATTACTTCAATTTTGGTTTGCTCGAGCAACTCTACTTCCGTACCGTGAATTTCTTGCCATGATTTAGGCGCTGCATGAAATCCAGTGTCATAGCTGGCGCGGTGGTGAGGTGGACATAACGGTAAAACATCTTTGTGGCTAGCTCGTTGAGCCATGCCCTGCCCCGTTCTCACGTGATGAATTTCCGCGAGACTTGCCCCATATCCCATATTGCGACAGCAAATACAGCCGAGTTCCGCTACATCTGATAGCCACTGTTTATCTTCTTTGGTCTTTGATTTTTTGGTCATTGGTCTTGCCTCTAATTCATTAACTCTGATATTTCGCACGATTCCGAGCATGATCCTGATTCATATCCTTTCATTCCTCTTATAGTTGCAGCAATCTCCTCATATTCTTGTGCTGAATACATCTCAATGATGTTTTCTAAAGAAAGGTTTCCTCTGTACATGATTTTATTTTCTTGCTTCCGGCGTTCTACAGTCCTTACAGATTTACTAGTGATAACATCTAAGAATTGCTTAGCTAAATTCGGTTCATCACGAGTTGCCAGTGCGATCTTATTCACGCCTTTCTTAATGCAAAAAACGCAATTACCAAGATGCTCTGGAATATCAAGATCAAATGATTGGTTCTTCCACCAGTTCAGTACATCTTGTTTATCAAAGTTACTGATGTCAGCTAGGTAAGAAATGTTATCTCTATGTTTTAAACGTTTGGGTTCATCGGCTCTTATACCTATCCATGTGTGATAATCATCACCAAAGGTTTCTCTGCAATATCGTTCAAAGGTTTCTAGCTTCATTGTTCTAGTGCAAAATGGACCATGAATGTACGGCGTACCATATTTGCTGCAAGCATCCACCCAAGGCTGTAGGTCATGACATATTTCATTAATGCTAATAACTTTATATGTATTCGCCTTCCCCAGTTGCGGATCAATAACAAGTCGCAAACACACAAGATCAATGTTCCAATTCTTAGCTACGTTACGAATAAACTCATATGTTTTAGGATGCTCAGCTCCCGTATCCATAAATAAAAATTTCACATTAAGACTTTCTTTTTCCCCTATTTGTTTTAACAAGTGAGTGAGATAGGCTGACGTTCTACCACCTGAAAAACTCACAACGTGATACTTCTTATCTTTGAAAATTTCTAACATATTCCTTGCTCCAATTAGGTGAAATCGAGCAACTGAGCTGCAGCATTTTCAGCGGCTTCTTGGGTTGGGAATTTACGGAATAGAATGAAGTTCCAAAGCACATCAAGCGTGGCTTTGTAGAGTTCGCCAAAGGCTAGGTCATCCATTTTGGCAAAGCTGATTGATTTAGCGACGCGGCGAATACTGCCGTCTGGCATCTCAAATGTTTCGTAGTGACCAGATTGCTCTACTACCCAATAACGGAAAGCATCAAAGGATTTAGCCGCTGATATATTATGGGCGCGTTTCTGTGCTATATCATCGAGATAAACATCTGCGGCAGATTGGAGGGCATCATCATTATCGGTGTAATAAGCGAGGAATTTAACGTAACCACGCACCAGTTCTTTTTCTTCGGGCGAAATGGTACCGCCGGTTGGTTCCCAGTATTCATACCCTAGATTGAGTAAAGCGAAGTATTTACGGTGGAATCGTGGGTTTCGTGCTTTCTTAAAATCAGCATAAAGCACATCACCACATTTAATTTTTGAATGCAGAAAATCTCTCGCAGCTGGATTAGCAGGTACAAGAGTATCGTTAGACATTTTGATAAAGCCATGCTGTGCCATACTTTTTCTCTCAGTAGACACAGCAAGTGTTAGGATTGGGTGTTCATACCAATGACTCTATTCTACTTTTTACTTATCCAAAAATCCATTATCTAATGATATTTACGACCTTATTGTTTCTATCTTTCTCCTAAAAATAACATGTATCCGTGATATGAATGGCAATGCCTTTTGTGTCTACAATTGCCTTCACCATTTCTTTTACCACAAAAGATGTGTTTTAAATCACAATGAAGATAACATATTTATGTAATCAGATAAATGTCTTGTATCTTTATCTGAGCACATTTCGTAAAGTAATTCCATTTCGTATTTATAGTTCTCAATTAATGGTAAATAATTACGAATAATATTATCGCTAACTGCATTATCTTCTATCATCACTATAATCGTTGGAATTAAATTATCATAAACCGAACCACTAATTTTCATTTCTAAAAAAACCTTTGAAATATCAAAGTCTAACTGTATAAGTTCAAATAAATACTTTTGCGAATCTGAATAGTTGGACTTTTTATAAACAGCTTGGTGTATATTACCGCTATCAATTAAATTCATATTAATAAGCTGATATTCGCTAAATTTGCAACTTGATAACTTAACGTCAATACCATCTGAAATGGTTTTTATAATCTTTAAAATATTTATAAATAAAAAATAATTACTCTTAATATCCTCCATAATAATTATTTTTATAGCATCTAATTTACGTTTATTTTCTTCTTCTTGTTTTTTTTCATAATCTTTTTTTTGCTTTTCATATAAAGAAATTGATGTATCAATAGCTCTTTTAGCTGATGTTGTTGATTTATAGGTTAAGCATAATGACCCAATACCAACAACTAAAGCGGTTGCAGAGATCCAATCGAAATCCATATAAACCTCAAATAAAGTAAATTTATACTATTCTACCGCTAATTTAAGTTCATGCCATCCATTGGTTACCCAGCACTTAGAATCACCATCAAGGCAACACTCCATCACTGGTAACCATTCACCACATTTACCACAACAACGGTTAAATAATTCCTCAATCTTGTGCTTAAGTCTTGCATCATCATTTCGTATGAGCATTTGAATATACTCATTCTCATCATATGGCTCACGTCCTGGTTTACGCAATGCACAATTACGCTTAATCATTTCATGTTCTTCAGATTCAACTTGCCACTGCGGGATAACAAAGCCAGCTTCACGCTGGCGTTTGCGTTGGGCAGCCTTGCGTTCTGCTGCTGACTTAGCCATTGGTCTTGCCTCTTCATATCAATCTGGTTAATGCACTGAGCAATAACGCTCAATAGATAACTCATCTACTCTAGCGCCATTTAGATTTGCCCAAAATGCTATTGTTGAAAGTACATCTTTTTCGCTTGAAGCGACAAAAAGAGTTATGAAAGATTGTTCGTCCCATAAACCACTTGCTTTATAAACCGATTTTTTCATTTTCACTCCAACTAACTACATCTAATAACTTTATGACAAGACGGTCTTATATCCGCTATAAAATGTTTAGTTATATGATGGGAGTAATTTTAGTTTTTCCAAGTGTGTATACTTCATATCTGCATTAATTGACGCCAATAGTTCAACCTATATCTAAAAAACTCTCGATGTACCTCTGGCGCCTTTTCGATTTCCACCAGCACTCGCTCTCTGTTTATTTTTCGATTTTTCAGTTGCCGAATTAGCCGGCTAGCGAATAAATCAAGTTGCTCCAGTTCGCGATATTCTTCTGACCACAAAGCACGATTGTGAGGCAGTCCATCAGGCAAGTAACTTGATTGCCCAGACATAACTACCTCGGCTTTTGTGGTTTCAAAATTTGCTGATATGGCGCCTTAGTTCTTGCTCGCGCAGCTGATTGAATACGCTCAATGTGGCATGGTGTATGATCCAAACCATCATCAGGTAATATGGGGTGGTTACACCGAACGAGTGATTCGCCGGTGATTGGGTCTTTAATTGTCATGGTCTTGCCTCAATAAGTTTTTAAAATGCCTTTTCTGCGTATTTGCGTGGTTTAGCACTCTGTGATTGCTGTTGCATTCTGGACACTTCCGTTGCCGTAATTTGGTCGGTTGGCATGTAATGTCCGTGTTTAAACTCTTGGTAGATGGTACCCGTTTCACCGTGTCGGTTTTTATCCACAATAACTTCAGCATAGTTTTTAGCTGGGCTGTTCGGGTTATAAACCACATCGCGGTAAGTGAATAAGATGTAGTCTGCATCCTGCTCTAAACTACCGGAATCACGTAAATCAGCAGCAACGGGGCGGCGTTGATTTAATGGGCGTTTATCAACGTCACGCGATAACTGGCTTAGGGCGATTGTCGGTGTATGAAGTCGTTTTGCCAACCCTTTCAATGCGGCTGAAATTGCTGCTATAGCCAAGTCGTTACGCTCTGCCTTCGGCTTTTTGATGAGACCTAAATAATCAACGAAGATCCCTTTTAAGTTTGGATACTGCCGCTTATGGTTCTCACTAATTGCGCATATTTGCTCTACTGTTAAGTTACTAGCATCGATGATGTGAATATCTCGATCCATTAAATGCGCTAAGCCTGAACTCAATCTTGCCCAGTCTTCATCATGTAATTGCCCTTTTCTTAGTGTTGATACAGGTAACTGTGATGAACCTGCGATCATGCGTTCCGCTATTTGTTGATTCGCCATTTCCATGGAAAATAGTAAGGCTCCACCGCCATCACGGGTCATACCCTCAATCATGGTTAAAGCAAGTTCCGTTTTCCCCATCCCCGGACGACCACCAATGAAAACTAAATCAGTCGGGTTAAACCCTCCGATTTTGTCATCTAATGCTTCAATGCCCGTCTTAATCATTCCACTAATATCTTCACCTAAGTTTCTACGCTCGAGGACTTCAACATATCCTTCAATCAGAGTATTTAGATGAACGGGTAACAAGTTTTGGTTACCGGCAGTGAGCTGACCAATCTGATTTGCGAACTGGTTAATCAACTCTTCTGCTTGCTCATGGTTACCTGCTTCAGTGATAACGGTCTGATATTTAGCCATCAGTTGAATGACTTGGCGAACACGGAAGTAACTATGAACTTTGGATGCGTACCCTTTCAGATTCGCTTTCCATACCGGCGATTTGGCAAGCTCCAGTAAATTGGCTAAACCGCCCTTATCACCTAAAGCATCCGCAATAAAAAACGGGTCAATTAACGAACTCGTTAGTGCTTGTTTTTTTATCTCTCGATAAACACGCTGGTAATAACTTGAGCTAAATGCCTCTTCAGGTAATGTGGCTAATACTTCATAAGCATCTTGAGAAGCACCACCAGCAAGAAAACCGCTAATCACAGCCCCCTCTAAATCGCGCTCATCCATCATAAGTGATTACCTCTGCGGTATGTTGCCCAATTGAATGTAAGCACGGTACCACCCTGTAATAATCGGTCTACTACACGTTCACCAAGCATTTCTTCCAACTCATTCAAAGGTAAATTGCTAACTAAAATAGTCGGCAATAAACTTTCGTAACGATCATTAATCACTTCGAACAAAATATTTCGTTCAGAATCAGTACCGTACTGGACACCGATTTCATCAATTATCAACAGGTCGGGATCACAATATTTTGCTAGCACATCCAGTTCACTAAATTCTGAATTTCCTGACCACGTTCTACGAAATGCGCGAATGATACGCGCCGCTGTGGTGATAAATACCGATTCCTGTAGACCTCCTGCAATCTCACGAGCGATCGATACTGCAAGGTGGGTTTTACCTGTTCCGGGCATTCCGCAAAGTACAAGCCCCTCTCCTGCATTTTTCCTGTCATTCCATGTTGTTACGTACTGTTTGCAGATCATGAGATTATGTTTAGCCGGTTGCGTAGTTGCTTTGAATGTTTCAAAGGTTGAACTAGCAAAACGCGGAGGAATATTCACACTAACCAATAAATCTTGTTCAGGCATTTTTACCTCCCACAAACCAGTGTGGATCCTGAGATTCATAGTGCTTGTCACCAAACCCAGTATGAGAATTAGGTTTGTTAAACTTGGTTATGGATTTCTCTGGAAATATTCCCTGCCAACCATTGGCAATCGAATTACAAATCACAGCATCCGCATCAGAACATCCCGCTAATTTTTTTGCTTGCTGCTTGCACATGGTTTCTGTTAGTGGTTTTTTAATCTCCTTGCGAAAATTAATCCAATCTGACCAAACTTCGTCACTCACGTTTTTTGGTTTCGCCAATTTTGCATCGAATGATTTTTTCGATTTTTTCGGCTCAACCTGAACTGATGGATCCTCTTTTGAATTTACTGATGGATCATGTTTTGAATTTACTGATGGATCGCCTCCAGATTCTGGAGGGTGAAAACCACCTTGAACGCCAGAAACTGGAGGGTCAAACCTCACTTTTTCATTGTTTTCTGTACGGTCAGAATCTGAACGTTCAGATTCTGGATGGTGAGATTTAGAAGCTTTTTCGCGCAATTTCCTTAATTTTGCATTTTCCTCAAGTGCTATTTTTTCTAACTTATCAACATTCAAAAAATACAAATTTGATGCATTTCTATTTCCATTTCTACGCATCTTTTTAACTAACCAGCCATCTTGTTCAAGCTCGTTACAAGCACTGCGAATAGTGCTGACACCAGCCCCAATTTGTCGGCTAATCGTTTCTACGCTAGGGTAACTAACCCCTTCATCACTCGAGTAGTCTGCCAAGCGAACCATGATCATTAATTTGGTACCTTTAACGCCAGAAACTGCGCAAGCATCCCAAACATAACCTTGAATTTTATTACTCACTTCACACCCCCAGCGCTTTAGCTATATCACGGCAGGCGTTCTGGTACTGTTCCGGCGTGAGTTTCTTTGAAAGCAGCTTTTGTTTTTGTTGTTCATACTGTTCCCAAACGCTTAGCGCAGCCGCTCTTCTTCCTTCGAAAATATCTTCAATTTGTTTTCTGTCCGCTGGCTTTCCATTCAATAGAAAACCATTGCAGTAGGTAATCATTTCTGTCGTTCTTAGCATTGGTCTTGCCTCTTGAATTAGTGCACGCTGGTCTGGCGTGGTATCGCATTAAGCGCATTAACTGCATTATTAATCTGGCGTGACATGTCACGACCCTCTAATAAAATTTCTGTCATTGCTTCAGCAAAGCGCTGTATCGCAATTGACGTTAGATAATTCATCGTGTCGCCACGAATCCTAGCCAACCTTGTGGCTGGTAATGCAATTTCAATCGCCGGCATCAACTCTGCAAACTTTCTGATTGATGCGTTGGAATCACCACGCAGCCAACGAAATATCTGCTGTCGATTGTTATTAATCGCTTTCCAATCTGCATGACCGTACTCATCTTCAATCATATGTAGGCGCACGTTAGTTCTATCTCTAACTAATCGCATATATGCACGACTGATTTCTATTGCTACATGTTCCTGACCTGTTTCTGCTGCCCAGTCCTCAACCTCGGTGCGGACAATGTTGATATCAAAGTTCATATGCTGCGTCTCCTGTCGCTAAAAATTGATTATGAATAATCAGTTTTTTAACTTGATACCTGAAATACTTGAGTTTCATTTGGCAACCCATCGTATGGGTTAGGGTAATCAATTGGATTTAACTCATGGGGAGTGACTAACCAATTTGTCTTGGATGCCCATTCAATGGCTTTTCTCCCTCTTGGGACATAATTTCCAGCGATTACTTGACTAACAAAACCCTGAGTAACGCCAACCATTCGAGCAAACTCGGATTGGCTAATCTTCTGATTTTTTAAATATAAACTTAGATTCATCTGCTATCTCCTTTTGAATAACAACAATATTAGCAATGCTAATTTAATAAATCAATAGCAATGCTATTAGAAAAATATTAGCAATACAAATAAACTAATGCTTATGACTAGAAAAATATCTGATGTCGACAAGAATGCCGCTCATAATCTAAAAACGATTTGGGAGGCAAAAAGGGATACTCTCGGTTTAACACAAGAGAAAGCCGCGGAGGCTTTAGGCTTTTCCACGCAAGGTGCTGTAAGTCAATATCTTAACGGAAGAACTGCATTGAATACCGATACAACCCTAAAGTTTGCGGCTCTTCTGCAAGTACAACCAGAAGATATAAACCCTGAGTTAAAGGCGCTTTTAGACTATGTTCGTTCTAATAAACAAGCTAGTGTTGCTGAGCATTCCCCTTTAATTACCCGCAATGAGCACAATACGCTAAGGTTACTTGATATCTACGCAAAAGCTGGACCTAGTGGGTTTATGAATAATGAGTTTCCAGACACCATAAGATCAATTGAATTTTCGTCAGAGAAGGTATTTGAATTGTTTGGTCGTAAAAGTCTCAAGGGTATAGAAATGATTAATATCACTGGTGATAGTATGTCCCCCGCAATTAATCCTAGAGATGTTGTTTTTGTTGATACTCATAATGAATACTTTGATGGTGACGGTGTTTATGTGTTTAGCTTTGAAAATGCCTTATTTATAAAAAGATTACAAAGGGTTAAAGGGAAAAAATTAGCTGTTAAATCTGATAATTCTGCATATGAAACCTTTTATATTGAAGAGTCAGAAATGCATGACCTTAAAATTATTGGTAAAGTCATAAAATCTCTCCCGATCAAAATGATTGACTTTGCTTAGTAAAATCAAGTAATTAAATAAAGCCGCATATATATGCGGTTTTTTTTCGTCTAATATAATTAGCAATGCTATTGACATTAAAAATAGCATTGCTAATATTTATTCCATCAAGACAAACAACACAGCAAGTGTTTAGTCAGGTGTTCAAACCAAATTTAGTTTTGATGTTATGTCGGAGGAGAACCAAAGCTCTCATCGCGACCTTTCAAGATTACCACGACATAACAGTGAATTTTTGCAATACCAGGGAGTTTAATTAGTTACCGACCAAATCTACAAGGCAAGACCTGACAGCTCGGAAAGACGGGCATTGATTTACAGACGTAAAAAAACCCACCGAAGTGGGTTCCTTTACCTCGGGTCGCCGACCAAAGCTAACCGAGAATTCTACTAGCGCGACCAAACGCTAGAAGAGGCAAGACCAATGATAAATCACTGATCACAGTTATTTTAAAGGAGCTGCTATGAAAGCACAACCTAAAACCCTAAGTGTCACCCTTTACATTCATGCACAAAAGCAATTCGACGGTTCATATCGATACCGACCACTCCCATTCAAATACGATATGGAGTCAGGTTTAGGTTTCGTTGTATCTGAGCATACCGTTGAAATTCCATTTCAAGAGCTAAGTACTGAACAGTTAGTGAATGCTGAAATTGAGTCCTTACGCGCAGAACAAAACAAAATACTTACTGATGCGCAAGTGAAGTCCAGCTTACTGGAAGACCAGATCCAGATGCTGCTTTGTTTAGAAGGCAAGCCCATTTCTAAAATTGACGAAGAAATCCCTTATTAAGAGGCAAGACCAATGAAAACTTTTATCTGTGTATTTGAGCCAACGTCTGAGGCTCGTACAAATGGCGCGGTACCATTAACTATCGCTTTAAATGCAACTAACGAAAAGCTAGCTAGCGCATCAGCAATGATCAAACTGTCAGAAGCTTATCCAGAATCTATGGATAGCTTCAATACTGACGAGCCGTTGATCTGTGAAGATACTCTGGGGTCTCCTCGTCCTGCCATCGGTGAATTTGATGAAGCCTTTGCTTCTCAAAATGAATTTAACGGCACTAGCTGGCAGCCTATCGTTTATAAAGACTTTAATAAATTAGCGCCAATGGTTCGTATTGCTGCAACCCTGCTATATGGCAAGACTCAGTTTACAGATGCGGAATATAGCCAAGCCATCAAATTCGTGCACGAAGGTAGCGATCAGCCAAAAATCCGTAATATCGGTAAAGGGCTGGCTAAAATCAGTGCTGTATGCACGATGGATGCAGAACAAACTATCGAAATTGCACAAGCCGTTTCTGAGTTCGCTGATGATGAAATCACCATTGAAGATGCTACCGCCCTAGGTAAAAGTTATTTGAAAGAAGAACCTAAGCCGGAAGTGATCTCCGCAACAAAAAGTGAAAACGATGAGTCAATTCTTAAACGTGACTACGCCACGATTGATATGGAGGTTGCCCTTGCATTAATTGGTGATGTTGATTTTGACGCTATCCGTAGTGCTGATATCCGTAAAGCTAAAGAATTAATGGCAGCTGAAGATAAAGCATGGAAACGTTTATCAATGGACTTGCGCACACTCCCTAGCGTTCTCGATATACCGCGCGAAAACATCTTTGCATTAGTGACTGAGGCACGAGAGAAGCCTGAATTATTTGATGATGCCAATGCCCGTAAAGCGTTTATCGATGCAAAACTTGGTACCGAAAATCCAAAAGTAACATCCTTAGGTAATGGTCGTTTTTCAGTTGATAACTTAGGTACTAAACCGGCTAATGATGAAGATCCCAAAGAGCCCGTTACCAAAGAAAAAACTAGACGCAGCAACAAGAAAAAAGAAACACCGGCTAAAGAAGAAAAAGAACCGGAGAGCGTTGCTATTGAAACTAAAGAAACACCAGCGGTTACTAAACCAATTTCCACTGTCATTGCTGAGCAAGATGATTTTGAACATCGTGCAACAGTTATCGCTGAAGTACTCGAAGGCAATAACGACCACCTCAGCATTTGGAAGCGCGTACAGCGCACTGACGCACGATTTACCAAGCCTTTAGAGGGGATGGGATTTACTGGTACCAGCATTAACAGCACTTACATGTTTATGCGTGCGACTGAAATCTTTGGTCCTATCGGTGAAGGATGGGGATATGAAGTTATTGAAGAAAAGTTCATTGATGGAAAGCCACTCGTAGAACCTGTTCTCGATGAACGTAATAAACAAGTGGCAACTAAATTTTTACGTGATAGTGATGGTTCATTATTTTGTGAACAGAACCATTCACTCAAAATTAAGTTCTGGTACAACACTGAACGTGGATTACGCGGTGAATTCGAAAGTTACGGCGCCACACCTTATCGATACCAAACTAATTACGGTATCAAAGTCGACAGTGAAGTAATTAAAAAATCACTCACCGATGCAATTAAGAAAGCATTATCGATGCTTGGATTCAGTTCTGATGTGTTTATGGGAATGCACGATAACCCTGAATATGTTGCAAGCAATAAACTCGAGTATGAAATCAAAGCAGCGACAGACAATGCCGAAGATACAACTCGCGTTCGTAAAGAGTTAGACGAGAAATTCACTCGACACACTGAGACTATGCGCAGTGCTGTCACCGCAAACGAATTACGTGGTATTACTTCAACCCTTACCCGTGAAATCTCAACCCACGCTAAATTAGCTAAACAACGTGGTGATACTGAATATGAAAAATATTTAAACGGTCGTCTTCGCAGATTAAAAGAAATTGAAGATGAGTGTTTAGACCAACTGAAACAAAAAGAAGAGGCAATCTAATGACCAAAACAACTGCTATTGCAATGGCTGCTGACTACAGCAAATTACAACAACTCGTCGAAACTGGTGAATTTACCGCGGAAGATATCGCCGATACGTTGGTTGGTATCGAAGGTGAACTAGGCGATAAGCTCGATGCAATTATGCTTCATGCCCGTAATTTAGAAGGGCAAGCCAAGACACTGGATGAAGAATCCAAACGTCTGGCAGACCGTAAAAAGTCATTCGAAAATCAGGTTAAGAGCCTGAAAAAATATGCCTTGGATTGCTTGTTAACTTCAGGCTTGGACAAGTTAAAAACAACTAAAAACACATTCACGGCTCGCGCTGGTGTTGTTCGAGTCATCATTGATAATGAAGATGCACTGCCTAATGAGCTAGTCGATGTTCAAACCATTACGGCACCCGACAAAAAAGCCATTAAAGAGGCTATCGAAAACGGCATCGACGTTCCCGGTGCTCACTTGGAAACTGGTGACCGTTCATTGATGGTTCGTTAATACCTATAGCGCCCATTACTGGGCGCATTATCAGGAGAGACATTATGGCTATGAAACTTGAAGTGATTATTACTCACGATGAAGCAAGCAATAAGTGCAGCGTAGAGTGGTCTACAGATACAACTGAGCATGTGACAACCCAAGAAGAACATACGCTATCAATGGTAAAAAAAGCCGTATTACTTCAGCTTGGTTACCCAACATCAACGGCAGTTATTCACTAACGTGACATGTCACGGTGTATTTATTATGAAAAATAACCTAGAAGATTTACATAACTACTTGTTCATGCAATTGGAAAGGCTGTCTGATGAAGATCTTAAAGGGGAAGAACTTAAAGAGGAAATTGGACGCGCAAAGGCTTTATCCGCAGTTGCATCACAAATTGTAAATAATGGGCAGTTGGCGATTAGTGTTAAGCGTATGGCTAGTGAAGGACGTATTAAAGACGCCCCTAATTATCTGGAAGTTAAAAAATGAGCCGATTTTCTTATAACGAAGAAATGCGTGATTGGATGCGTAAAAACTACCTATTATCGCTCCCTCAACTCACCATTAACTTTAATAGCCAGTTTGGTACCACTCGCTCAAAAGACATGATCAATGGGTTACGTAAAAGCCTTAAATTGAAAACTGGTAGGTCTGGAGTGTTTATTAAAGGTCATATACCCGCCAATAAAGGTATTAAGGGTTTAAAGGGGGCAAATTCAGGATCTTTTAAAAAGAATCATATTCCTCATAACCGCCATGAAATTGGCGCAGAAGTCATAGCTACAACTGGATATATCAAAGTAAAAATAGGCTTACCGAGCAAGTGGAAATTTAAACATATTTTGCTATGGGAAAAGAGTAACGGAAAGATACCCAAAGGTCATGTTATCAAATTCATAGATGGCAACCCATTAAACTGTACCATTGAGAATTTAATGATGATCACTAAACCAGAGCATGGAGTAATGAACCGCTTCTTTTCTGGTGTATCAGCTGAATATAAACCGGCTATCTTGCAATTGGCTAAAATTAAAATTGCAATTAGAAGCATAGAAAATAAGGGGCAAGACCAATGCTAAGACATGTACATCAAAAAGACCAGGAAGTGAAAATTATCTTACCTGATGGATCGTACGGTTTTATTTCAACTGATCGCCGTTGCAAAGTCTCCTACGATTTGCCGGCAAATATCAAAATTGAAATACAGCCACCGGTATCGAAACAACAAGGTGGGAAATAATGTTTGGTTTATTTTTACTAATATGTAGTGCAATGAATTGTCAGTTTGAGCCATATGGCTATATCTATCCTAATGAAATTAATTGTTTAATCGATAGGGAAATTGAAGCTGGCAAAGGAAAAATCGCAGAGTGTTACCCGGTAGACTCGGTTATACCTGATAAAAATTGATTAAGCTTAATCAGTTTTGTTTTTTAGTAATAATTAACATGGTGGTTTATTCAAAACCAATGAGTAACCACCATGAAAGAACCACAATTAATTTCTTGGGTATCCGGGGAACAATTATTAACTGAATTTGATATTAAATTAGGTAAGTTAGCTGCAAGTGTAAAAAATAGACCATGCACTGAGGCTGAAATAAGAAATGCATGTAAAACTGCAGATAAAGCTATTTTATCAATGATGAGGCAAGACCAAAATGAAAAGAAATATCACAGGAGGCTATGATGTCTAGAATGATTAACCTAGCGACATGGGCTCAACTAGAATTTGGTGATAACGCTCCTAGCCAGCAAGTTTTAATTAAGTATGCCAAAGCAAATATGATGGTTCCACCGGCATTAAAAGTAGGTAAACGGTGGATGATAGATCGTGATTCAAGGTATGTAGGGGTTATTTCAACACCTCAATTACCAAACCACTCAAATGAAAAATTGCTAAGGATCTTATCAGATGGCAGCAAGACCTCGTTCTCATAATATCACTGTTCCAAATTTATATTGCAAACTAGATAAAAGAAATGGAAAAGTTTATTGGCAATATAAGCACCCATTAACAGGCACATTTCATAGCCTTGGCACTGATGCTGAAGAAGCTGCGCAGGTTGCGTCTCAAGCTAACACCATTATTGCAGAGCAACAAACAAAGCAAATTTTAAGTATTAATGACCGCCTTTCTGGTATTAAAAATAAAAAGCTTGGTATCAGCGTAACTAATTGGATAGATAAGTATCTCGAAGTGCAAAAAGATAGACTTGATGCTCAAGAACTTAAGTTCAACTCATATAAACAAAAAATTAAACCCTTAAATTTATTTAGACAGCATTGTGGAACTCTATCTCTTAAGGATATTACCGCATTAGAGATATCGAGAATTATCGATGAAGTTAAAATGCTTGGACACGACAGAATGGCTCAAGTGGTTCGTATGGTTTTAATTGATGTATTTAAAGAAGCCCAACATTTTGGTCATGTACCTCCTGGTTATAACCCTGCTCTTGCAACCAAACAACCTAGAAATAGAATTAAAAGGGAGCGCTTAAATTTTGATGAGTGGAAGGTCATTTATGCACAAGCAGAAAATCATCCACCTTATTTGCAATGCGGTATGCTTCTAGCGATTGTAACCGGTCAACGGATTGGTGATATCGTGAAAATGAAATTTTCAGATATTTGGGATGATATGTTACACATTGAACAAGAGAAAACTGGATCTAAATTAGCAATACCTCTCTCAATTCGATGCGACGCAATTAACATGACGCTTAAACAAGTTATTTCTCAATGTCGAGATTCTGTTGTTAGCCCATACCTAATACATTATCGTCATACAACCTCACAAGCCAAGCGAGGTGAGCAAGTTACAGCAAACACATTAACAACAACATTCAAGAAGGCTAGAGATAAATGTGGGTTAACTTGGGCTGAAAAATCAGCACCATCTTTTCATGAGCAACGTTCTTTATCTGAAAGACTATATCGAGAACAAGGGATTAATACTCAGAAACTACTTGGGCATAAGTCTCAAAAAATGACGGATAAATATAACGATGATCGAGGAAAGGAATGGCAAATTGTTGCCATTTGA